CCACAAATACAGAGCGCCCGGCAGACATTCGGATTGTCTGCCGGGCGTTTTGCAGAAAGGATCTTGTTTGATATTTCATGATAAATGATACACAAAGAGAAAATCCGCAATCCTTTTGGATTACGGATTTTTCATCTGGCAGGGGATGAGGGATTCGAACCCCCGACGGTCGAACTAAATCTGTAAATATATATGAAGATTTTTTTGGCGCGCAGAAAAGCGTGCCGATTTTGCATGCGTTAGACATGGATGTTTTTGTAAAAATCCTTCATCTTTTCGGAATGCTGATCGATGTCTTTTTGAGATTCATGTAGATAGTGCGCATGAACTGTCTCTATATTTGTCCAACCGCCAAAACTCATTGTACGAAGTTCAGGCCAGCCAAGATGGTAGCCAAGCGATGCAAATGATCTGCGCAATCCATGGACGGAAACGAGCGGTAGATTATTTGTTTTGCAGATTTTATTGATTTGTTTCCCAATGGCTTGAGGCGAGAGCTGAACAATATATTCGTCAGCGTCAATGTCAGGAATGATTTCGAGAAGACGCGGAATTACAACGGGGATTTCTCTTTTTGAGGCATATGTTTTGTTAGTGTCCTTCTCAACCAACCGATTGTTGGAATCAAGAACACGCGCTCCGGATACGTTGATTGTAGCCCTTCCATCCTTTGAGATTACGATATCTTTCCGCTTCAGGTCAACGAGTTCTGAAAGTCTCAGCGAATGCAAGGCTAATAATGCTGCGAGTTCGCAAGTCTTCCCATGAATCAATGGAATAAAAATTTGTATTTGTTCAAAGTCCAAATAAGGAAGACCGCCCTTGCTGAATTTTGGTAGTTCGACTTTTGGAGGGGTTATTCCAGCATACCGCATAGCAGCAGAAATGACGTTCCATCGGTTAAAGACAGTCTTCGCAGAAACGTGTTTCGCTTCCTCATTGACAACCGATTGCCAATCGATGCTGGCGGAAAGATCCGTGTTCATGTATTGCTGGAAACCGTGCCGAAGAACGATATCGTAGCCGCGATATGTGGCCGGCGATATTATCTTGGATTTCCCTTCCATCATTTTTTGTATAGCTTGCTTTACCGTAAGTTTTGGGGCAAGCTTTTTCTTTTCAATGAACCCTGCACGAACAGCTTTTGCCTTTGCAATGCACAGCGCTTTTGTTGGCTCTGTGATACTCTGCTTCTCCGCATCCAAATAAATTCTCCAGTTACCACTAGCAAGCTTGCGGGGAGAAGGAACTTTGATTTCGTCTTTTTTCTTCCGTTCCTTTATCTGTTTTTCTCCACACCAGTTACAGAACATAGAGTTGGATTCAATTTCACGACCACAGGATTTACACTTCATGATGAGTGGCCTCCTGCAATTTCTCCAAGGCATCATTACGTTCCTTCATAACACGAAGAAATTCCTGCTTCAAAGCATAAAAAGTATCTGCACAGACTCCGATGCTTGGAGCAATCTTGATGTTTTCATCAAGCGCGTCCAGAACTGCTTGATCGCGCTCATTGATATTGTTTCCCAAACGAATAACCTCCATGGAATTAAAAAAGTACAGAACACAATCAATCTTGATGAGAAATTCAAGGAGATCTTAGAGAAAGTGAGCGACAAAGATGGATTACTTAGATTCCTTCAGTTTTGCATTCTGCGTCTGAATAAAGACGAGCCAGTTCAAGCAATTTGGAGCGAGTGGTTGCAGACAACTGGCTAAAAATACGAACCATCTCCATGGCCTCGGTGTCGTTACTGACATCGGGGTCATTTTTTTGCGCGGGTAAACCGCCAATTAACTCCTGCTCGGAGACACCAAAATATTCACAAAGTTGAATAAGCGTCCGTGGTTGCGGCGTTGTCCGTCCATCAATCCAGTTGCGGATTGTGGTTTGTGAGCAATGCAGGTCATTCGCCAGTTTATAAGCGGACAGACTGCGCTCACGCATGAGTGTTTTGAGTTTTTGTGAAAAATCCATAAAAATATACCTCCAATTTTGGATAAGCAATTTGCTCCAATAGGGTTGCAAATGATTCAATAATGGTGTAAAATATGGAGCATGAGGCAAGCCGATATTCCAGTTGGGTATAGAAATACCCAAGATGGATGAGTAGCTTGATTCTGTATTGGACGTTCAGAATTTTACTACTCCAACTTGCTAATGTCAATCCCCAATGGAGGTGAAATTGTGAACTTTTCTGAAACATTACAAAAAATGATGCAAACGAAGGGTGTGACCAGATACAGATTGGCTAAAGATCTTGGAATCAGCCAGTCAACTGTTACGAACTGGCTGGAAGGACGAACGCCGCATCCTTTCATGATGGATAAGGTTTACGCTTATTTTGGAAGATCAACGTTTGATGCCAATGATGAGCGGGCAAAGCATCGGAGGCAACAAACATGAACGACCTCGTATTCTTAGCACCAAACACGGAAGAACCGTTCACAACATCAGAAGTCATCGCTGAATGCGCCGGGGTTCAACACCATACTGTGACGCGACTGATTCAGCAACATGAAGCTGATTTCAAAGAGTTTGGCTCACTTCGATTTGAAATCGAAGTGAGAAAACGAGAAGTCGGTGCGACAACGGCAAAGAAATATAAGCTGAATGAGCAGCAAGCGACGCTGCTGCTAACGTTTCTTCGCAACACTTCGGCCGTTATCAAATTCAAGAAAGAATTGGTTCGGCAGTTCTACGCCATGCGGGAAGAGCTGATGAACGTGCGGGCAACCCGTGCGGCGCGAAAACCAATCAGACTTGAAATGACCGACGCGATTAAGGCACTTCCGGATAGTCCACACAAGAAACTGAAGTATGGTCAGTACACAGATCTGGCATATCGAATGGCGATTGGAAAGCCAGCACGGCAAGTCCGCGAAGAACGTGGAGCAGACAAAAACACGAACGCAAGCGACTACATGACGTCGGATGAATTGCAAGCGATATCTGCAATGGAAAATCGGGTGTCGGTTCTTCTGCAGGTTGGAATGGACTACCAGCAGATCAAGGAACTTTTGGCGAATACGCAGCGCAAGGAGGAAATATGCCACGCTTGAAAAAGAAAGAGCCTGATTTCATAAGGGTCACTCGTTTGATAAGAGGATATGCGCCTGTATCAAAGGTCGCGGAAATGATTGGGAGATCTGTGCCAACTGCGCGTAAAAAGATAAACGACCCTCGACAGTTTACGCTCGGAGAATTACAGATGATTTCCATGAGGGCGCATATTCCTTGGGAAGACATGAATCAGGCGGTGAAGCCATGAGCCTAATCCGGAAACATTTTGAAGACCGGGACAGCTGGCTGATTGGCCGGCAGGAACTCGGAATCGGTGGTTCTGACGCTGCAGCGGTTTGCGGACTCTCACCGTGGACATCTCCAGTGGAACTCTGGAGAATAAAAACGGGGCAAAAAAAGCAAAAGGACATATCCGCGAATGCTGCGGTTGAACGCGGCGTTCGGATGGAGCCAGCGCTTCGAGAGTTGTATGCAGCCATGAATCCGAAAATGCAGGTCGAGCACTTTCCATACGACATTCTGGCTCAGAGTGAGCGGCCCTGGCTTACGGCGACCCTTGACGGAGACCTGACGGACGAAAACGGACGCCGAGGTATCTTGGAAATCAAAACCGGACAGCTCATGAAAAAAGCTGACTATGAGAAGTGGGCCGATGGAAATGTGCCGATTTACTACCTCGCCCAAACACAATGGCAGCTATTGGCTACTGGATGGGATTTTGTTGATCTGTTTGCCGCGCTTCAGGACATCCGTGGTGACTGGTCAATACGAACACGCCGAATCGAACGGGCAGAGTGCGAAGAAGACATCGCATGGCTGCTGGACAAAGCAGATACGTTCTGGGGGTACATCCAAAAGCGGCAGATGCCGCCGATGACTTTGAGAATATGAAAGGAAGGAACACATTGATCGTTGAAGTCAAATTTTACAGAGAAAGTGCGAAAGCATACGTCGGACGCGGGTACAGCTATGAAACGGACATGTCGCTGAACGTTGGAGATCGTGTGCTTGTGCCGGCTGGAAAGGGAAAGAACAGAGCAATAGTTGTGGCGGTGAATGTGCCGCGAATTGCCGTCAATCCTGATTACTTCCCATTGAAGCGCATTACGGAATACGACATGCCGGAGGTGAACGCTTGATGGAAACAACGGAAATCAGGATGATAACCGACCTCGACAAAGCACTTCCGCAGAGTATCGCATTCAACTTTGAGGAAGTGAAAACATGGCTGACCGAGAATCTTGCATCTTACAAGAGCATGGTCGTCACCGAAGACGAAATTGGAGCGGCAAAGGCTGATAAAGCCAAGATTTCAAAACTGTCAAAGACCATATCAGAACAGCGAATCGCAATCAAGAAACGCTATCTGGAGCCGTACAACGACTTCGAGGCGAAAATGAAAGAACTGTCCGGTATGTGCGACGAGGCTGCGAAGAACATTGATGTACAGGTCAAGGCTTTTGATGAAAAACGGAAAACAGAGAAGCGGGAAGAACTCAAAGCATTCTTTGAATCGCTCAATCAGCAAGCGTGGCTTCAATTTGAACGGATTGAAAACCCGCGCTGGATGAATGCCACTTATGACATGGAAACGGCGAAATCGGACATCCAGCAAGCTGTGAGCACCATTGCAGAGAACGTTGCAACCATCACAGAAGCTGGCGGAGAGTTCGAGAGTGAAATCTTCCTGGAATATCAGAAAACGCTTGACCTTGGAGCGGCCATGCGGCGCGGCGGAGAACTGAATAGGCTGAAAAAGGAGCGGGAAGCACGCAGAGCTGCCGAAGAAGCAGCCGAACGCGCAAGACGTGAGGCGATTGCGGCGCACGAAGCTGCTATGGAAAAGGCACAGCGCGAGCAGGCCGAAAGGGACGCACAACGGAAAATCGAAGAAGAAACTGCGCGCCGGGCGGAAGAAATGCTGAATTCGTCAAATCTTTCTCACGTCGAGGGGATGGAAAACGCACAAGCGGAACCGGTTTCTGTGCTCGATTTCAGAGTGTACGTTACCAATGAGCAGAAAATCAAACTTCGGGACTGGCTGAACACCAACGGCATCCGATTCTGCCGTGTACCAAAATTCGGAGACTGATATACGAAAGGAATGTGAAATATGAACGCAACAACTAGACTTACACCGCCTGCAAAGACGCAGACGTTTTCAAACGCTATCACGTCCAATGCGATGCAAGGACTTATTCAGAAGTCGCTGAAAGACGATAAAGTAGCAGCAAGATTCACGTCCACATTGATTTCCGCTGTCAACGCATCCGAGCAGCTTAAAATGTGTGACCCAGGAACAATCGTCGCAGCCGCACTTCGTGGTGAAGGTATGGGGCTGACCCTTGGCATGGGATATTATCTTGTGCCGTATGGACAGACGTGCAGTTTTATCCTTGGTTATAAAGGCATGCTCCAACTGGCTCTTTCTACGGGGGTCTACAACGATATCGATTGCATCGATATCCGCGAGGGTGAATATAAGGGACGTGACCGCAGAACCGGGAAGCCGTCGTTTGACTTCAACGTATACGAAACGGACGAAGATCGTGAAGCTGCAAAAATCACCGGCTATTACGCATACTTCGAGTTGAAGGACGGACTCTTCAGAAGTGAATACTGGTCTATGGAAAAACTCCTGAATCATGCAGAAAAATACGCGCAGGCGTTCAAACGTGACAAATATGACCAGTTTATCGCTGGTGAAATGACGGCGGAAGAGGAAGAAAAGATGCGCAAATCGACGCCATGGTACGATGTTGGCGGCGGTCAGGAAAGAATGTGCAAGAAAACAGTCCTACGGAGCCTCCTGAACTCTGGCTATGCGCCTCTCTCAAATGAAGTTCGTTATGCGATGGACAATGATTCCGAATCAGGCATCGTTCCCGATATGCCGATTATCAACGTTGACAAGTCAACTGGAGAAGTAACTGGCGCGGTTTCAACAACTCCTGCTATCACTGCTGCATCGGACGATGACTTCTTCGATGCAACTGCCGTGAGCGCTGAACTTGATCGAAGAAATGATGCCAAGCAGGAAGAAGTACAGGCTTCTGCACCCGTCAAGCGGAAAAAGGCAGCAACCGAAAGCAGTCCGGAAGCAGTAGCAACGTCCTACACGGACGATGGCTTTTTCGGCGGTGGTGAATAATGAGGCCAATCATAAATGGCGGGGTCACACAGGAACCAAAAGACCCGAAGCGGCAGTCATGCGAAACCATGCTTATTTGGGGAAAGGTTACGCGGGACGCAAAGCTCGAATACACAAAGGGCTCAAACAACAAACCCCCGATGCCAAAGGTCACATTTGGCGTAGCATACGAGGAAAAAAAGTTCATGAACGTCCTCGCATTAGGGGAATCTCCTCAAACCAATATCGCGCAGCGCGTTCGGAAGGGCGATCAGGTTTTAATCGCTGGAAGATGGTCAAGCAAAGAATACAAAAACAGCGCCGGTGAGGAAAAAACATGGGCAGAACTGAGAATTGAGCAGATTGCTATTCAGAGCGACGACTATCGAGAAGAAATGATCGACTGCCTCTGGACTGCGTTCGCAAACGCGATGGCAAAAGGCTATATGCACGACAGGACAGAATTCATGCGGGCATTCAACACCGGCTTCGTAGATGCGTTTTGGGAGCTTTGTCAGTCCATGCAGGGAGAAGAACCACAGGAAACGGATGACGGAGAAGTGGCTGGTGGCGATGACTATGAACTGACGATTTGAGGACTTTCAATGGGAAAAGGAATTAGCCTATCTGACTTGCCGGAGCCATACAGACGGCAGGCGGAGCAAAAGATCATACAAGAAATGCAGCGGAGGGCGTCAATACAGTCCTCGGACAAGGCCGAAAATCGGAAAGTAGCTGTGAAAAAGGACAAAACCGATAAGCCACCAAAACTGCGAAACAAGAAGGTTACTCGCGATGGAAAGACCTTTGACAGCAAGCGGGAAGCAGACCGTTATGACGATCTTGCACTTCTGGAAAAGCAGGGAGTTATCCAGAACCTTGAATGGCAGAAAGAATACCTCTTGATTCCAGCACAGTATAAAACTGTCGAACAATACGGAAAGCATGGAACGAGAATCAAGGACAAACGCATTCTTCTTGAACGGAAGGTGACTTACATCGCCGATTTCGTTTACGAGAAGGATGGAGAAACAGTCGTGGAGGACTCGAAGGGCTACAGGAATCCGTCTTCGGCACCTTATGCGAAGTTTGTACTGAAGCGGAAACTAATGCTCTGGATACACGGAATCAGAATAACGGAAGTTTGAATTGGAGGCAGAATCAATGGAATCGATGCGCGAAGACGTTTTCAGATTGGCGGTAGCACCATGGAAAAGCATTTACAGGTCAGACACGCCGGAGAGGGTAACGAAAGAAACGCAGGACGAAATTGATTTCTGCCTTTATCACTGTCCTTATGCGGACACTGAGTGCTGCAACTGCCTTGACGGCGGCACAAAAGAGAAGCAAGGAAGGCCGAACGTAGGCGGGGATCTTGATTTGGAACGGCTGAAGGAAATGCTACGCTTGAAAATACCACAGGCGAAGATCTGTAGGGAACTAGGCGTAACTCGGCAGACAGTATACAACTACAAGAAAAAACTGGGGTGATTTAGGTGATTCACAATGGCTAGATATATCCACACCGGAAACTTGATAATGTATCTGGATATGGCGTTGATTGAAAACAAATCTTCGCCGACGGCCGGATATGCGCTGCTGAAACTGCACCAAATCATCAATGAACATCCTGAATATTTCGGCTGCATCACGCTTGGGGAATGCGACGGCTGCCGTTGGAATGGCCGTCACCAGAAATGCTCGTGCTGCCAACGGAATCCAAGCTTAAAAGATTGCTATGAGGTGAAAGAATGAGAACGGACGATATTATCCGTGGACTACGTTGCTGCTATGACACGACAGGGGAACTCGATTGCGAATCGATGTGTCCGTTTGTGAATGTGGAAGGGTGCAGAATCAAACTGCACAAAGCTGCCGCAGAACGCCTTGAGTTCTTTGCAGCAGAAGTAAAACGATTGGAAGCTCTTGTACAGCCAGTAGGTTGTAATCCCTGCGACGGGTGCGACCGTGGATGGGGAATGATTGCTGGATACAAAAACGGGAAAGTGGAGTCAAAGAGCTGTATGGAAGAATGCCAGCTGCTGAAAGAATATCTGGAGAAACAGAAGGAGGGACAGCCATGCTGCCCATGATGGAAGCAGGGTGCTATAACTGCCCGGTAAAAAACTGCACTGCGGCATATCGTGGCAGCGAATGCGCCGCGAACCGTGCAAAGTTAGGAATCGATACCGACCCGCTAACTAATGGAGAATACATCAGGCAGGCAGACGACAATCAGCTTGCGGACATTCTGTACGGAGCTATTTCTGGGATAGTAAAAGAGATGCTTTGCCGTCTCGGAATAACCGATTGGGAATGTCCAGACATCCGAGATGAATACGTTGAGTGGCTGCGAAGACCATGTGACAAGGAGGCCAAATGAAAACACTGAACGGCGGACAAACGCTCACAATTCCATGCAAAATCGGTGACTACTGTCTATTCGACACAGGACTGTGTATCAAAAAAATGAGAGTCAGGGGCTTCTACTTTGGCTATCCTGATGGGCTACGCATTGACCTCGGCGACATAGAGCCAATCGCGTCTCATCACTCAATCGTCGGCTATGTTGCGGCCGAAGACGATATCATGCAGAGTACAGAAGCAATCAGAATAAGAAAGCAGGTGATGTATCCATGAAAACTGAAATTACGAAAATCAAAGGTGACTGGATGGAGGTCGCTTCAGATTGCCGGTCAACGGTTGGAAAGCCGCCGCTCGACCATGAGCCGAGTACGGAATTCAAACGGAAGATCCTGATTGCGGAGCATTCTACAATCAGAGACATTTCCGTCAAATGGATATGGAAGGGAATCAAAAGTTGGATTGCTACGCATTGGAGCCGCCACAAATGGGAGTGTTTCATCAGAACACAGCGCTCAGACCGGACGGGCATTGACCGCGACAAACTGCCGCAGGACGCGCCGGTTGACTTCGTAGGAGAAGCAAATGTACAGGCGCAAATTGACACCATGCGAAAACGTTTGTGTCGTAAAGCCGCTCCGGAGACGCGACAGTACGCCGAGGACTTCAAGGCAGCACTCCACGAGATCGAACCTGAAATTGCGGATGTGCTGGTGTGTAACTGTGTCTATCGAGGATTTTGCCCAGAAATGAATCCGTGCGGATTCTGGGATTGGTTCTCTAGGGACATGACGAAGGATGAACTTGTTTCGTGGGAGAGACGTTATGGAAAGTATAATCAGTGGCTCCAAAGAACCAAAAATTGATTTAACAGGATACTCCTTCGGTGAGTTCAAAGTACTAGAAGAAGGTGAACCCAAAATCAGGAATGACGGCCATAAGGTAAGACAGTGGAAGTGCTTGTGCTCATGCGGAAACATACGTTACTTATCCACGCAGGAGATAAAAACGAAAAAACGTAAGAGCTGCGGGTGCAAGCACAACGAATACAGAAGGAAAAATGCAACGATACATGGAGACAGTCATAAACGCCTGCATAACATTTGGAGTGGAATGCGCGCAAGGTGTTACTGCGAAACGGAATATCATTACAAATGGTATGGGGCGCGAGGAATCAAGATGGATGATAAATGGAGAAATGATTACTGCGCGTTCAAAAAATGGGCACTTAACGCGGGGTATTCTCCTGAATTGTCTATCGACAGAATCGATAACGATGGTGATTATACGCCAGATAATTGCAGATGGGTTGACCATAAGACGCAATGCAACAATACCAGAAGAAACCACTATATTGAAGCATTTGGGGAAAAGTTGACTATGTCCCAGTGGGCAGATAAGACGGGAATCCCATACGCTACGATTAAAAGAAGGATTAAACGAGGCTGGAAACCAGAATGTGCCGTTACAAAACCGATTCGGAAACTAAAGAATAGAACGGCAGATATGGTTGCCACGACACACATTCAAGACCGCTACGATGCGTACAACAAATTCTTCTATGAACGGAGGAACGCTGAATGAGCATTCTCATTGAAACTTGCCCTAAATGCGGTGCAGAACTGCAGAATATCGTGATCGCTACGTTCCCGCCTATCCCGCAGAAGAAGTGTTTCAACTGCGGATGGAGCTGGGAAGGGAAGCCTGAGAAGGTTGAGTACAGGCCGTTTGAGGAAGCCACTGAAGAGAAAGACCAATGTCGGTAAATGTGCAGTTTGTCTGCCCGGTGTGCGGGAAACGTGTGACGCGAATCAGGGAACCTGGACAAAAAAGTTATTTCTGCAGTCAGACTTGCTTCAATTTCGCGCGGCGCAACGGAATGTGGAGCCAGTGGAAAGAAACCAGCTCGCCGGGCGACTTGGCACATGAGAAGGTCACGATAAAAATTACGCATGATATCCCGATTTTTCAGCAGATGCGGCCGAAAATCGGTGCGCTGTATGCAGCGGAAAAATACGACGGAAAGTACCATGGATACGTTATCACTGTCAACGGGTACAGGGTCAACATTCGGTGGAACGAATGCGTGGAGGTGAAGAAATGAGCCAAGCAGTGCTCATCAGCATCAGACCAAAGTGGTGCTCGAAGATTGCCAATGGTGAAAAGACAATCGAAGTTCGTAAAAGACAGCCCCAGTTGGACGTGCCATTTAAGGTGTACATCTACTGCACACATGGACCTGACATGCTTTGGATATTGAATCAAGAAGACAGAAAACTGTTTACTGAAAAACCAACAGACGTTTTTACTGCGAAGGATGTGGGCGGCCTATATCCGGGAAATGGCAAGGTCATTGGGGAGTTTGTCTGCGACAGGGTAACGAACATTTTTTCAAACAGCAGATTTTGGCTAAACGAAGATGATGTCCGGCACACTTGCCTGACTGCCGATGAAATTCGGACGTATGCAAACGGCGCACATGGATTATACGGATGGCATATTTCAGACTTCAAACTCTACGATAAGCCGCTGCCGCTCAACACCTTCAAAAAGTGGTTTCGGGAGTGCGCGTATTCAGATCTCGGTTTTGCCATCCCGGACTGCGAGAAATGCACGGACTCTGGATGCTTTGTGCAGAAGCCGCCACAGTCATGGTGCTTCGTGGAGGAGCTGCAATGAGCGGATTTTGCAATGGAAAAAACGTTGCATGCGCGCATGCGACGAACTACGGAGACTGCCAAATCGCGGCGTGCTGCAAGCACCATGAACCAAAAAACGAATTATGCAATAGTCAGCTCATACGTTGCCCAAACGGGCATATCGTCGGAGTTTGCGGCGTGAACGGGACAGTAGAAATTAAACACAAGGGCCGAACAATAGTTGTAAGCTCATCAAATGCAAACGTGCAAATAACCTGCGAACAATGCGGCAAGATGGTCACAGTCTATCTGGACTGCGGAAAAACTGATGTGGAGGAGTGTATATGATAATTAAATCCGGAGATTATGTAGAAAGTCTGCATGGGAATGTCGGTGTAGTAAAAACAGTTGGGAAAACAGTGCCTGTTGACGGCAAGGAGCAATTCTCCTTCGATTGGGAAATCACGCGCCCGTCCATCAGAAGCGGAGACCGTGGCTTCTTTGCTGGAAGCGAATCCGATTTGTGGCTGCACTACCGTCAAATTGGCATGTATCACAACCCGTTCCAGAAAGAGAGAATGACAAAGCAGAGAATGGCAAAGCAGAGAATCGAACCGATTGAAATCGGAAAGATTGAAAAAGCAAGAGCAACGAAGGTGACGATTTCGACAGATGGGGCTGTAAAAACTGAACGCGGTGAATTTGATATACTGAAACGCACAAAATTAACCGTCACAGATCTTGCAGTCAAAATCAACGAAATCATCAACTATCTGAATGCGGAGGAATGTTAATGGAGCATATTGTACAGTTTGGCATCAGCATCGATGACGAGGCAATCAAGCGTACCATAATGGAAAGCGGCGTTAAGACTATCGAAGCGCAGATCAAACAGGCAATCATCAATAAAGTTTTCACAGCATACCGATACGGAAATGCGAATCCTGCCAGTGATCCGTTATCTACATGGGCGCAGAATCTCGTAGCGGACACGCTTGCAGAGAACCGAGATGCGATTATCAACCAAGCGGCAGCAATTCTCGCAGACAAGATGGGGCGGAGCGTGAAAGTCCGCGAGGCTATCATCGCAAAGGCGGCGGAATGAGTGTCATACTCAGGAGAATCGACAGCAAGATATTCTATCCCGTGACGTATATCCTTGATGAATACCATGTTTCGGGCGATCTTATTGATATCGATGAAATGAAATTCATCATTACCGATGAATCAAATTCCGTGATATATCTTGAAAAGGAAAACGAATGGCGCAACAGGTTTTACCCCGGAAAGTGGATTAGAATTTTCCCACTGGTCGGAATCCTTGAACTCGAATCGGATGAACCGATTGATGTACCGGGATTCAGAAGATTTCCTTGGGGAGAGGAAAAAAGGTGGTTGCTCCGTAATGAGCAAATGGAAAAGAAATTGGCATGGCTGATTCAAGAGGAACGGAGAATATCAGCATCGGAGGGGGGAAAAAATGGAGGATTTCATGTGTGCGCGTATCTGCGATAATCTGCAACTTGAACTTCACAAGGACGTGCTGCGGGCAATAATCGAGCAGGATGAGTTCTACCGAGTATTGGGGAACTTCTCCGTGGAGATCATGGGCGTTGCACCTGATACCGGCGCTTTCATCCTCAAATTCCACGACAAGGACAAGCAGCACGCGAAAACGGTCTGCGATAGCGAAGTCGTGGAAGTAACACCGTCGGATATGCTTAACCTCGATTTGCAGAACCGTCTCCGGAATGTCGGCCCGTATCAGGTGGAATCCAGCAATCCAAACTGGACAAGGGAGGGAAACAAACCAGTGGTAACAATCTATGGTTATAGCGACGATACGGTCGAAATCGAAAACAGCAACTACAATGATGGTAGTATTGACTGCTTCGGCAAGGATGTACGGTTGTGGTTTAGAGACGGAACAATCATCCGCATCGGTTACTGCAAGCAAAATCTCGGCGTTTGGTACATCGTTAGAGAACACGTCGGAACGGCAGAGCAGACACTTTTGGTCTGCGAGGACGAAGACGCAGATCCGTACAGCGATGTCTTTTGCATCAACGCGGAAATCGAACGGCATGAGGTGCTGGGAGGGAACTTTGGAGAGATTAACATTACGGAGCAGTGAAACAAGCCACGAAAACGGCGTATGCTGCACACATTTCAAAAGCCAGGAATGTCTCGAAGTCGGAGGGAACTGCGCGTATGGCTGCAAGTGGGAAGAGGCTGCATGGGAGAAACTTGCAAGCTATGAAGATTCCATGCTGCCTCCAGAAGGCTGCAAAGCGGCGGCAGAAGCCAATACCATCTTGGAGACCTGCGGATTATCACTGGATCACATCATCAATCTGATAAAGGCCGATAAAGCAGGCATGAACATTATTCTTCCGTGCAAACCGGGCGATAAATTGTTTGTTCTGACCTCTGACAGTTTGACCGGCATCGAAGAAACAAAATGCAAACGCATCATGATCTGCCGCGCTTCCGATGGATTGTATGCGAAGGTCGTTGCGCCGTGCGTCTATGATGATTGGGGAAGCGCACATTGGGAGTTCACAGAGGAAGATTTCGGAACAAAAGTGTTCTTAAATCAGGAAGACGCCGAAAAGGCCAGGAGGAAAAATGAACTGTGGAGTAAAAGAATGTCCTTTTGTTCGGAGCGGTGAGTGCGAAGTACCGCCGTGCGGAACGTGCTTCCTGCCGTGCGAAGCGAGGGAAGACCATGATTGACTTAAAGCCATGTCCCTTTTGCGGCGGGAAGGCCGTCGTGATAAGTGAACCATACACGCACAATCGATTCCTTGTGGCCTGTAAAAATCGCGGGGACGTGTGCAAATGCGAACCATGTACAAACTGGTTTGACACACCAGAAGAAGCTGCGGAAGTGTGGAATAGGAGGGAAAATGAACGATCTTAAAGGCTGCCCGTTCTGCGGTGGAGAAGTCGAGGAACGGGGTGGAACCTGCAACTATGGAAAAAAGGTCATGACGCTAGATGTAAAATGCCAGAAGTGCGAAACGACATTTAAGTTTAAGCACAAATGGTCGCTTAACCCATACGTCGAAACCGTGGATGCGTGGAACCGGAGGTACGATGATGGAACAAATTCGTAGTTGCCCGTTCTGCGGCGGGCGCGGGCGGGTGAGTTTCAAGGATGCTCGCTTCGCAGGTCAGAATTACAGAGGCGACAAGAAAATTGTGTACCGCGTACAAATCATTTGCAACCGGTGCGCCAGCCGGGGCAAGCCTATCAGAACGGAGCCGTTGATTAACCCTAATCCGTATGGCTGTGCATGGGGACCGACATATGACGCGAAATCTCCAGTATGCCAAAGGCAGACGGAGCTTTTCGCACCATACGTTGAAGCGGCTATCCGTGCATGGAATGAGAGGTATGTAGATGGAGCAACCGAGTAACTGCCCATTTTGCCACACGTGCTCTGTGGATTGGCCGGTGTATCTTGATGAGATACACCAGTTTAATGCAGACATATACCCAGAAGTTATGTATCAATGCCGCTGTACATACTGCGGGGCAAATGGACCGATAAAAGGTACGAAGCGTGCAGCTATCAAAGCTTGGAATAGGAGGAACGAAAATGGTTGAAAATCGAGTGTGTTTTACCGTCCGAGGAGAGTTTGGAGCGCAGATGAGTTTCGAAGCAAATAACACGATTCCATATGAAGTTCTGTGCAAGTGTGTCAACAAAGATACGTTAATAGAGCTGATGTGCCTTGACGTAGCCGGCTATACCGGCGACGATATTCAGTTCATCACGCCGGAAGAATATGACGAGCGCTTTGGAGATGACGAAGATGAGTGAAATTATCATCCCATGCCTGCGGTGCAGTGCCGACGCCAAACTGCGCAGATGCGGTGATGGGTATCGCGTCGTCTGTCCCGAATGCGGCCTGAAGGGCGCACGGAAATGTGAAACCGCACATGTAGGACGTGGTAAAGCAAAGCAGCTGGCTATCCAGAAGTGGAACCAAATGCAATGTAACATCGTTGATGCTGCAATCGAAGCACGTTGTTGGGGGATTCTGCAGCCACCATATGGAGAAAACTTGTGCGGTTCCATCTACAGGGGGCTTACCTCAACCATCAGGTATGACGTTGACGACAATCTGTATATTGGCTCGATTGTGGGAATTAAAGACGTGGTGGCATTCCACGGTAGGACACTCAATGAATGCTTACATTCGTTCGAAAAGGCCGTGGACAAATATCTGAAGATGATACTGGAGGAACGATAATGGTAGATTGCTGTGCGACCTGCGCATTCCACGAATGCCAGAAAGGGTATCTTTACCCGCACCGGTGCAAAAAGCACAAAGGCGAACGCTTTTCAGAGATCGAATGGAATCGTATCGTGTACAGCCTGTACAAATGCGGCGAGTTCAAAAGCATTGACGCTGTCAGTGATGTAGCGGACAGAGAACGTGAACATGAAAGATGCCACTAAAATTGTCAGGGAGGACGCAATGATGGAACTGGAATCAGTTTTCAATGAAATCAAGGCAATGTCGCAGGAACAACTCGACGATCTCATGGACAAAGTGCGTGCAATGTCCGAACCACCATATGATGAGACTGTCAATGAAGAACCTGTAGTTGCGCCGATGAATCAGGCTGATATCAGCGAGCATAGCCGGTATAGGGAACTGAAAGTGAACCCATGCGCAAATGGCATCCATTTTTCTGCTGTCATGGATGACGAAGACGGCAGCATTGTCGTTTTCGGAGAAGGTGGATGGGCGATGGGGTACATCGACTACCCGATGGGAACGGCCAGCTGGATCGTCACGGACGAGTGCAAGCCGGGTGTGCAGCGTTATTGGAAGACGTGCTCGAAATGTGGACAGAAAAAATGGTTCTTCAACTATATCGACGCACGGAATCTGAAACAAAGGTATCCACTCTGCGAGTGCGGGGCGAAGATCATCGGTGTGGAAGAAAGGTTTGAATTTGAATGACACTGCGCGAGGCAATTAAACAGTATGCTGGCTTCCCACCGAAAGAAAACTTTGACTTTCCGGTGGAAAGCATTGGGCCGTACATCATTCTCATTGCGTCAAACTATAAGCGGGAAGAAAACCGGCAATCCTTCACGATAAAAATCAGATATGGTGTCAATACGTTCTCTGACTACGCTGGCCGTGTTGGATTCAGAGATGGACTGCCGGGGCGGCTATACAAAGCAAAAATTGACGTAACAGCGCTGCTAGATGATGGCAATAAAATTAGGCCGAACAAGGAAGATCGCTTCGTTGTGGATGATCGTATTACGGACGAGCTGCAAATCGAGAAAATTGAAGTCGGAATCATTTCGCTTGTTGCGGTATTCGACGGGAAGGAGATTGACAATACATGGATAGATACATAAACGCAACCAAACTGATTGCAAGCATTGATGAATCTCTTGATTCAATGCGGAAAGAAGATGGCAAGCTACCGGACACGGAAGATGTCGATGAATTGCTTCGATTCAGGAGCGAACTGGAAGCCGCGCCGGAAGCCCCAATTAGGGATTATCGTCCAGAGAACGCACCGTTTGTGACGGCTAACGGCAAACCCGTTGGACTTCTGAAAAGCATACGGCCCGATATTACTGAAATTGTAATTTCAACCAGTTACTGCGGATGCGAGTTCGTAAACGGTGAACTTGCATCGGTAGAAATTCTGAAAGAACCTTTGGATAAATGGGAGGAACGATATGGAAAAGCTATCGACGATTCAAAAGTGCAATAACCTGAACACAATCTACCGCAGCACCGAAAAAGGTCCCGGTGGCGGATATCACAGTTACACGGTCATGGATGCAGACGGGACAAAAGTGGTGGCACAAATCGAATTCCAGAAAGGTGCTCGAAACGACCCGAATGCGCGTCATGGCATTTTGGATGCTGACCTTTTGGAAATCGTGCGTGATAGGCTGACGGCCTTCAACAAGGGGGAATTTTCCACGCGGGAGAACGCCTGCGCAATCACACATATTGAAGAAGCCCTCATGTGGATGGCGAAACGTGCCGATGATCGGGCGGAACGCGGGGTGTTGGGGACGTATAACAAATGAGAGAAGATGAAGCTAAGACCATTTTTGTATGCAACACAATCACTGGCGGTGTTTATGAGGTGAAAAAGGGCTTTGGCATAGACGAGACGTGCATCAGGAAGATTCAGAAGCGCGCGAAAAAACGCGGAGATGAATATATGGCTTTTGTACTTCCAGGCGATGTAAAGCATGATGATATCGAGAAATTAGCAAATGCCATTTCGGATTGGAGACGATTTCAAGATGCCAGACTCCCAGAATGCGTGTATGGAACACCAGAAGCGATTGAAATCCTGACGGACGGGAGGGAGAAACCGTATGGCGAAGCATAACCAAAAATGGCTCGATGCCAGATGGAAGCAGAAAGAACGGCAGAAAGTTGCTGAAAAGAAACGTCGCGGTTGGGAGGAAAAAGAACGGGAACGATGTTGGGAAGAATCGCTTGCCGATTTGAAGAAGTTCACGGACTGGTTGGAGAGTTTGAACGGAGATTTCAGTTTCCTCAAAGAAATCGGCCCCGGAGTAGATTTCTCGAAGATTCTGGAAGGAACACCGTGCAGATTTGTTTCTCAGAAGTGGAATGGCGATGGGACATATGATGTCACGTTCGAGGTAGACGTACTGAGAAATGACAGTAAACACGAAAATATCGGCGTGCTGACGGCAACTGCGCACGGCGTGTCGTATATCGCGGGGAGGTTGGAAGTTCATGTACGATGATGAGAAATTTGAAGACTTCTACGCAAATGCAGAACGCCGCATCCGAGAACTTAACAAGAAACGCGACGATGCAATGAACGAAACACCACAGAATATTTACGTGAAAATTGGCGAACTGATTGGGACACTTACTTTAGACGGCGAAGAGTATCCGGTGAAGGGACTATCGGATAAAACCGCGCAGCTTCTTCACAGAATGGTTTGCCCAAACTGTGGCGCACCACATTCACCATGGGAATCTAAATGCGAATACTGTGGTGGGTACTTTGCTCTGGAACCGCCTGTGTCGGAGACGCAACTAAAGGTTGAACCTTACGCGGTTAAGCAATGGGACGGTGAAAAATTTGTTAGCAAAGTTGTGAACCCAATGGAAAGGATTCAAACAAAAAAGCTCCCAACAAAAAATATCATTGGATAGAAAGGCGGAAACACAATGAAAAACACAGTAGCCCCTTCGGTAAAACAATTTGTCGATTGCAAGTTTGAGTGCAGCACCCACATTACTCCATCCAGAATGGTCGCAGGGGAAGCGGGGACACAACATCGTGTCGTGGAGTTCATACACAGCGATGATGCCTTGGATAACAACACAGAACCTGTCAATTCAAGGGAGATAGGAACGCTTGACGATGAAACAGTAAAGGCCATTTTGGCCGCGTTTGAAACAGCCTAAAACAAACTTTTGCAACTTCTCTTGCATTTTTGATGATTATATGGTATAATTAAGCAAAATAAACAGAGGTGCTTACGCGCTGTTCCGGTGCTTTTCCTATGGGAAAGGTATCGGGACAGCGCTTTTTGCTATATTTGGAGGAAAAATGAGCGAAAATGTCAGTGAACTGGAACAGCAAGAATATTATGCGCAGCTTGCAAAAAAGACCTCGGAAAGTCTTGCATATTTCTACTGCTGCGTCAAGTATGATGTTCCGTTCGCGCGTGACTGCGTACCGCGCGATGAAGGGCGCGACAAGTGGCTTTCGTACCTCGATAACCTCCATATCAAGAAACTGGACGCCAGCAAGAGCGGCGAGCGTTACGGCTTCCTCGATGGCTTGACCGATATCACGAAGATATTTGGCGAGGGACTGAAAGACGGAGAGTTCACGAAGGCCGTCTATGCAGAAAAAAATGCGCAGTCGGCCAAAGCTGGCACGGTAAGGCAGCGGAAGGATTGGGGAACCGGAAACGACGAGCATCCATACACCAATGAAGACTATGCAGAATTCGACAGAATATACACTGTCCTTGCGTCTGACTTGGGAGGAGAAGATGCTTTGAGTGCGAAACAGCAGCTTATCCTTCGCAACGTCTCCAAATGGACAAAGCAACTGAACGATGCTTCTGACGCTGGAAAATTCGATGCAGCAAGAAAGCTGTCGGCCATCATTCAGGAAAACTTGGCGAGTGATAACCTCAGAAAGCGCGATGCCAAACCGGTAGAGGAAATCCGAATCGACGGAATCACAGAACGGCTCGAAAAGGCGGGCTTGATGAAGAACGGTAAGCCGGTAGAACCCGATACCGCATTTGAGCTACTTTTCCACAGAAGACCAAAGTATTCCTACACGAAAGACGCGGCCGAACAAATGCTTCTTGCAATTATCAATACGTCGCGTATGAATGATTCGCTTCCAGAGTTTTCGACGCTACCAGACAGCGCAAGGATCAAAGATGATCTCCATGAGTTTGCGGAAGAACCGAACGAGATGGAGAAAACCGCATATGAAGGGTTTGGCTATGTGAAAATGCCGCCCGCAAAGGGGTGATGGTAGGTTATGGCGAGACGTTACGGTAAGGCGTGGGCGCCGGGCCTAAAATCATAAGGCGTTGGATGGATAAGTAAACGCGAGGTTGAACAGCGCGATTACAGTAACTTTGAAAATGATTTTTGGTGTCTTCTGATTTGGGTCGGAAGATTCTTTCCAGATATACTTGCAGATGCGCTTCGTGCCGACGATGCAGACTACAAGACGCTCGAAATTGTTCAGCGCGTCATGATGCGTGCAAATGCTCGATATCAGGATGTAGCAATCACGGGAACCCGTGGACTGAGCAAGACCTACTCGGAAATGCTCGGTGAGGAAATCAATGGTATTGTTTGGCCCGGAACGCGAGTCCTCTATACGGGGCCGGCACTCAAGCAATTATCTGACATCGGAAGCAAAACGCACGCAGACTTGGCAAAAAGCTATCCGTGCATTACAAAACACTGGCGCATTGCGGCAGAAAGCAAGGACGATTTCAAAATTACGACAGATTATGGGTCATCATTCTACATAGGTGCAAAACGTGGTGACAACCTTCACGCTGTTATCGCGGAAGAATTTGCGCAGGAAGAACAACCTGCGTTTGACTTCAACGAATATACGACAGTTGCGCTTCCAGCCGTCCGATTGGCTCACAACGTAAACGGTGAGAAAGACGAAAACTTCGTCGCATATAAAAACCACTCGATTACCAGCGCAGGAAGAAAACAGAATCACGCATTCTTGGTTCGCTGTGAAGTTCGTAAAGGAATGCGGAACGGGGACAGCAGTTTCCAAATGGACGTCCCGTATCAATGCGTAATCCTTCAACAAATGCGCCCATACTCATGGGCACAGAAACTCAAATCTAAGCTCACCCCAGAACGCTGGATGCGTGAGATGGAGAGTCGATATACCGGCGCGGACGAATATCCCATTATCTCGGACGAAAGCCTTTCTGAGAGCTGCTGCCTGCAGTCTATGGAACGTCAGCATTGCTGCAAATACCCCGGAAACAAAACAGACCCAAAAGACGTGATATACATCGTCTGCTACGACGTTTCCTATGAAGACGCAAAAAAGAACGCGAAATGCGCTGTTGGTGTTTGGAAGCTTACGAAGCAAGATGATTTCCTGAAACGGGACAGATACCTGAAGCAACTGGTGTGGCTGGACGATTGGCCCCCACCGGATAACGCTATGAAACAGGCGCGAAAACTGAAAGACGTCTGGTATCGGTTTTGCTTTGATGGCGGCAACACCACCTATATTGCAATCGACGGATGGCAGTACGGCAAGGCGGTCATTGAAGACCTTATGAAAGACCTCGGTGATGGGTTGCCACCGCTGTGTATCTTAGACCATACCGAATATGTGGCTTTGGAACAGGATGGAGCGTTGCCAATCATCTATCCGATCAAAGCCGGTGGCAGCGGCGTTACAGACCCAGATGTTGAAATGATTCGGTACGCGCAGACGCAGTTCGATAACCACAACGTACAGCTTCTTACGATGAATACCCGTGAGGGCGTGGAGGCGTACAAGCGGATTCATAAGATCAAGGACGATGATCTGGATTATCAGATTGCACGTCCATACCAAAAGACCAGAGAACTGTCTGGACAGATTCAAAACCTGAAGGCTGTCCCGTCGGGCGCTGGATTCAGCGAGAAGCGCATTTCCCGCGCAATACAAAGAGACAGCTGGTCTGCTATAAAGTACGGCTTGCGCCTTGCTCAAAAGCTGGAAAAAGAACTCGTCTTGAGCGAGGTTCGTAAAAAGAGCGACTGGGACGCGCTTCTTTCCAAGTATAAGGCAAAGAGGAACGTAAAAAACGTTACCGGAGGAAGCACAGGCGCAAGGCTTGTGACGCAAAGACGCGGAGGAAGGATTTTTTAATGGCGGAAAATCAGGAAAAAATATATCGGCTTTATGCGCTGACCATAACGCAGGAATCTGTGGAAATCGCCATGATGGAACGGTTCAGCCGGATTGCACCGGGCTATATCCTGATTTATACGGCAGACAAGCAGCCGAAAGGCAGCATTGAGATAAACGGCGAGGACGTAAAGCGGCTGACGAAAGCCGACAGCGATTGGATTATGATCTGCGCTGCAACGCTGCTTCGGGAGCGTATGGAGCAAAACCAGACGCAATCAATGGAAAATCTGAGCCGAATGGTCGACCAACTTTCGGCAGCCCTCGCGGCGGAGCGCGAGAAGATCAAGACCGGCGGGGAGGAAATAACAGATGGCGATAGAGACGAGCGAACTCAATAAGCTACAGTATTCTTCTTTTCCGAAGATTTTTGAACGGTTCCGTAAGATGGCGGCTGAAAATCAGGGTATCCCGATGTCCAGTATTACCTCCGCGTTTGCCGGAATCAATTCTGGCCGCTATGGTCTTGCGAACCCGTACATTCAGAACCGGCGTGTAAAGCAGATTTCATCGCTGCCGGCTGATTTTACAAAAGATCAGGTCGCAGAAATGCTCACAAAGCCGTATGACAGCGAACAGCCACTTCGGCAAGTGGCGCATATTCTGGAGTATACGGCGTATCCGCTTTTCCACATTCGCAAAGTCTACCAAGAAATGCTGACGTATCACAACTATGTGATGCCGAAGCTGACGGACTCGGCCGACACCAAAAAGGACGAGTTCATGCGCGAATGGAAGCTGCTCGAAAAGCTGCGCGAGGAATTCAAACCGAAGGAAACTGCGCATCAGATCGTAGGCCAAGTTGGCATAGAAGGGAAGGTCTTCTATTATCCTCGCTACAGCGTAGACAAGAGCCATAACAAGGTGAACTACGCATTCATGCAGCAGCTTCCCAGTGACTGGACGAAAATCACCGGATACAACAATATTTCCAAGTACACCGTGGCATTTAACATGATGTACTTCCTCCAGCCGGGCTGCGTACCGGAGCAATACGGTGATCTGTTTACGCCGTACCTTTACGATTTCAGTAGCGTCGTGCAAAAGCCCAAGGGAACTGGCACTTCGCTGATCTTCGCGCAAAAAACGCGCGTTGATATGCAGCAATTCCAGAGCATCCAAGCGCGCGGCGATATGGCCGGGACCCCAGATGTCTATTATCAGAATGGGCGCTGGTACTATTGGGTTTACCTACCAGCAGATGCAGTATTTACGTTTGAAGCTGACGATGTAAGTCGGACTGCAATTTCTCCGTTTGCAGCACTGTTCCTCAACATGATTCAACTTGCTCAGATGGAGCAAATTCAGTTGGAGTTGATTCAGAACCCGTTGGTCAGCCTTCTGCATGGTGAAATCCCATACAGAGATGACAAAGAAGCGACCGCAGAAGACAAGTACAAACTTAGTAATGCCGGTCGACTTCTGTTTGAAGCGATTTGGTATGATATGCTGCAGACGAACAATACAAGCGGAATCGGCCTGTATGCGGCTCCGTTTGAAAATATGAAACTGGAAAGCCTGTCGGAAGCTCCGTCGGCCATGGACATCGTTAAGCAAGGATACAGCGACACCATGAGCCAGGCCGGCATGGGCGCAATCATTCCACTTGGAGATGACCCGAAGGCTGGAACCGCGCAGATCTCTCTTCAGATTGAAAGCAAATTTATGCAGACAGTCTACCGCGACTATGAGCGGATGATGAATGCTATCATCAAGAAACTCAGTCCTCGGTATGATTGGAAATTCGTCATGTTCGGGGATATCTCCGAAGACGAAAAGATGCTCGAACGGTGCATGAAGGGCATGGAGCACGGCATTCTGCCGGATACCATCGTATACAATGCACTGCTTGACCGATCTATTCTGGACGATATGTGCCTGTCTGATATTGTTTACAACAGCGGAATTCTGGACAAGCGTATCCCACTTGTGACTTCGTATAACATGGCTCAAGATAAATCCAACCTGCCGCCGCAGTCACCCGGTCGTCCAAAAGGTGACGGAAACGCCACAACAGACGGAAGCGAAACCATGATTGACCAGTATGGAGGTACAAATGACTGAATTTGTAAAGAAAGAAGACCTCCACATTATCAACAGGGCGCTTAATAATGGCAGTGATGTGAAGATTCAGCTCACGAAAGACGGATACCGTATCACGGAAGATACAATGAAAGTCCTGAAACGAGTGGCAATTAGTCAGGAAAAAATGGAAAAATAAAAAATTGTACCTGCGCCGAAAGAGCGGTGCAGAAGAGCCGAAGAGGGCTACCGACACAGTGAAACGTGCCGGTAGCCCTCTTTTATCAGCATGTGCCGTAAAACCCCTGCCTTTAGGCATGGGGATATAAGGCGCTTTAACTGATGCCTAAAATTTTGTTTTTTGGCTGAGAAAACATCAATGTAGTGTGAAAGGTGGTGGTTTTGTGGAACGAAGTTACAGATTCCGAATCTCTCCAAATATAAAGCAACTGACTCAGATTCAGCGTACCTTTGGATGCTGCCGTTTCATCTACAACCACTATCTTGCGGCACGCATTGAGTCCTATGAGGCGAACCGAACGACGTTCGGCTATAACGCCTGTTCCGCTGATATGACGGTTTTGAAAAAGTCACTTCCATGGCTCACCGAAGTAGACTCCACTGCGCTTCAATCCTCGCTGAAAGACTTGGATACCGCCTATCAGAACTTCTTTCGTCGAGTGAAATCTGGCGAAAAGCCGGGATTTCCACGATTCAAGAGCAAGCGCGATTACCGCAAAAGCTACAAGTGCAAAGCCGTGGGCGCGAACATCAAGGTCTTGGACGGCGCGGTTCAACTGCCGAAACTCGGAAAAGTAAAGTGCCGCATCAGCCGAAAGGTTGAGGGAAGAATCCTCTCCGCGACGGTATCGCAGAATCCAAGCGGAAAATACTTCGTATCGCTCTGCTGTACTGATGTTGAGATCGAGCTTCTGCCGAAGACCGGCGCTGTGATCGGCGTTGATTTGGGCCTGAAAGCATTCGCTATTACGTCGGACGGCACGGAATATCCAAACCCGCGATATTTAGCTAAGAACCAGAAGAAACTTGCCAGACTGCAACGGCAGCTCTCCCGAAAATCAAAGGGGAGCAACCGTCGTGAGAAAGCGAGGGTTCAGGTGGCACGGCTGCATGAGCATATCACAAACCAGCGCGGTGACATGATGCACAAGCTGTCAACGCAGTTCATCCGGGAGAACGATGTAGTCTGCATCGAAGACTTAGCACCGAAGAACATGGTCAAGAACCATCACCTTGCGAAGTCCATCAGCGACGCATCATGGGGAGAATTCAGGCGGCAGCTAGAGTACAAGGCTGCGTGGTATGGGAAAAAGATCATAGCGATAGACCGGTTCTTCCCATCCAGTCAGCTATGTTCTTGCTGCGGGTATCAGAATACCAGCACAAAGAATCTGGCAGTGAGGGATTGGACGTGCCCTGAATGTGGGACGCGCCATGACCGGGACATCAACGCAGCAAAGAACATTTTAAACGAAGGAATGCGCCTGCTGGCGTAGAAAGGAATCCTTATGGAGAACAAAAATAGGGCGGGACACGCCCAAATTAACGCTCGTGGAGATTGCACAGACCTCGCAAGTGCGGGCAGCGGTCGTAGAAACGAGAATCCCCCGGCTTTAGCCGTGGGGAGTGTCAATTTGCAAGGAAGGAGACAACGAAATGGCTCGACTGAAAGAACGGTTTAACTTCGAGAACGGTGCGCTTGCCGCTGTGCGAGATGCTGCGAAGGATGTAACCGGCGCATATCAAGATGCTGCGCGTGGACTGGATACGCTGAAAGAATGGGTTCTGATTGAATTTGGAATGCCGAATACGGCCAATGCCATCCACAAACTGGCTCATCTTCAGCCTCAACGATTCGATGTAGTCGGAGATCTGCTGCATCAGCGGCATATCCTGCAAATCTACCCGGCAACTGCGGAGTACGACGGGCGGCCTGACAATCTGGATGGTGTGTTTGAGTCCATCATTGACATGCTACAGAAAGTCGAAGATGCGCTTCGCAAATGTGTCGAGATCTGCGATAAAAACGATCTTTATCCGCTTGGACGCGGATTTGAAAACCTTCAAATGGAAAACAGCGCAAGCTACGAGAAGTTCTTGTATGCGTGGCAGATGTACTCCGAACACGAGATGAGCGCGACCAGTTTTGACGGCTGGATTGAAGAACTCTTCGAGGAAGAGGGTGACTGACAATGCCGCTGACGAAAATCAAAAGACCAGTTGCAACCGGTCAACTCAAGGTGCTTCAAAAGCTGAATCCGTATGAGTTTGGCGTTGAACTGTGGTTGATGCGTGAAGGGGTCAACCAGAACCGGTGGAATTATCAGAACCTGGAGAAATACTACAAGACGTTCGTGGGACGGCCAATCCTGATTGCCTACGTCATGGGAAAAATCGGCGACGGTCACAACAGCCAGCGCAAAACTGACCCAAGAACAGGCGAACAGTATAACTCCTATACGGATGGGACGGCGGAACGCATTGTTGGAACGCTGTCAGATGATGAACGTGATTTCTCCCTCCAAAAGAGGGATGGTCAGACTTGGATTGTGGCGCGTGGAAAACTCTTCGCTTTCTATGCAAAGGAAACCGTAGATGAAATCGTGCGAACAGGGCGCATGGATGTGTCTGTGGAAACCTTGATAGACGAAAACCACATGGACGGAGATGTCGAAGTTGAGGATGTCTGGTCTGGGGTTGGCGTCACAATCTTAGGAGCGGGCGTTGCTCCGGCTATTCCGGGGGCCAACATCGCTCGACTTGCCGCATTGGATGAAGAATTTAAAACATTGAAACTCAAAGCGGCATCTTTGCAGAAGGCCCCGGATAAGAACAATGCCCCGGATAACGGGAGTCTATCACACAAAGGAGTGAAAGATTTGAAAACTTATAACAAAAGACAGCTTGCTGAACTGGCGGCGCGTTTTACGGATTATAAGGTTCTGGCGGCGGGCGAGAAGGACGGAAAAGTCTATGTTTGCCTGATGGCGAAGAATGGCGCGTACAAATACTACGTCATTGAGAACTCCGCAGAAACCATTGTACCTGAACGTTTCCAGAGCATGTCTGTCAATGCGTCCATGCAGGTGGGCGAAGACTGCATCACCATGGAGGCACAGGACTTCGTGGATATGGTCGTCGTGGAAAACACAGACCGTCTGAATGCAGCCGAAAGCAAGGTTAATTCTCTGAACAAGGAACTTGAAACTGCAAATGCGCAGCTCGAAGCCATGCGTGAGTTTGAAAACAAGCGTCGGCTGAATGCTGCCAAGGACAAGGCAAAGGCAACTCTCGCAAAGTTCAATGCGAACCGTGAGCAGAAGGTTGCTGAAAGTTCCATCGACAACATTCTGACCGATATCGAAGCTGGCCTCTACACGAACAGCTGCGACAAGGACAAGAACTGGACTGGTGAGTCAGAGGTTGCAAAGGCCGTCTACGCGGTTTGCGGTGCAGCTGTCGAGAAGATGGATGCGGAAGCAGCTCAGAGAAACAGAACAGTTTACGCATGGGACAAGTTCAAGAACAACAGCGGCGAAGACGATGGATCTGTAAATGGTCTGCTTGCCAAATGGGGCGTCGAAGCTGCATCGAAGTAAGAGAGGAGTGAACAGAAATGTTTAATGCAAAAACTGCATTTGAGGCCCGCGTGACGAACAACTCCCGCAATGACCTCATCAATGTTACCGGCAGATATCAGGCGTCCAGTGCTGACGCGGACTGTGATGCCGGCCGTCTGGTCATCAGAAACGGCCAGCTTCCATGCGCCGGTTTTACCGGAGTGAAGAATGAAAATGCGTGGTACATGAACGACGCTACTTCCACCACTACAGCTGGTGATGTGGTATATGCCGCGAATACCTACGAAATCCAGCTTCTTCAGGGTAAGCATGGCAATATGTATGCCGTTGGCACGGAAACACTCGGCCTTGGCATTCCCGCCGGCCGCGATGGTACGTTTACCAAGATCGTCTTCGACGGCGACCATGCGTACCGCTTCGGCATTGGCAACGTCAATGCCGCACTGAGCACCAATCAATTCTTCACCATTGATGCAGGCCAGTTGAAGCCCGCAGCTTCCGCCCCGACCGGCAATGGTGCGCTGTACTTCAAACTGCTTGGAACTGGCAACTTCACCGAAGGAACCACTTCCAGCTTCGAGTACGTTGACGTGCAGGCCTTCACGGTCTACGCATAAGGAAGGAGTGAATATCAATGCCGAGAATCAACCTTAACAGCGTTTCTGCTGATGTTTTCCGCGTGAATGCTTCCGCTGGAGAAGCCCAGCGTGCGGATATCGTCTCCAAGGGCCGTGTCCTCTTCTATGAGCACGCTCTTACGGGCAAGGAAGCGATGCTGGCCGTCAACGGTCTTCAGTCCACTGGCATTTCCCATATGCTGTCCGCGAACGGCTACAAGGATCTGAATGAGAAATTCCAGCGCGAACAGCTTATGTATGCGGCAAAGATTTGCTGCGCACAGACCGGCGAAACTGCTCCTACAGACTTTGAGTCCTTCAAGAGAAACGGTCAGCGTTTCTATGGCAACTCTGCTTTCTACCGTGTCCTTCAGGGCATTTGGCAGGAAGTTGTTTATCCGATTCTTCCCAATGTGTTCTCCGAAGCCGTCGATTTCTTTGCAGAAACCGTTCAGGTCGGCTTTGGCGAGACTCATACAATCTCCATCGGATCTAACGACATTCCCATCTTCCAGGATTCTTCTTGGGGTGCATCCAGAAGCGTTCCTCGCAACCGCTTCTACAGCAAGGATTACACGCTGAATCCGCAGCCGAAGACCGCTCAGATCACTGCAAAGTGGCATCAGCTTGTCGGTAACAACACCGACTTCGGCGCGTTCTTTGCGAACCTCGTTGCTGGCATGTATGCGAAGGTTATGGGCATGTGGAATCAGTCTATGACTCTGGCTGCGGCCGACACTACGCTCATCCCCACGAACCTGAACCAGACGTTCACCAACCAAAACTGGATTTCTCTGGCGAACAAGCTGTCTACCATCAACAACGTCGGTCTGCGCACCATCATCGCTACCGGTTCTCCGGTCGCTCTGAGCAAGGTTCTGCCGACGCAGGCTACCGGCTCCACCAACGTCAACATGGACGCTGCTCTTGCGATGCTCCTCGGCACTCAGTACAACAGCACCGGTATGCTGGGTGAGTTCCTTGGTGTCCGTCTGATGCCGCTCCGTGACGCTGCGAGCCCGCTGAAGCTGAACACCGAGCCGACTACCATCCTGTCTGCAAACGACATTTGGATGCTGTCTGCTGCCGGCCGTAAGCCTCTGACCATTGCTTACAACGCCGAAACGCCCATTACCATCGAAATCGACCCGACTCGCACGGCCGACTTCGAAATGGGCATCAACCTCACGACCGCGCTTGATTCGGTTGCAACGTTCTCCAGCAAGGTGGGCCATGTAACGGTCTAATCTCTTCTTCGCGGGGCGGGTTTTACCTCCAACCCGTCCCGCACCACATGGCTCTGCATGGTGCTGCAAGATACGGTTCGAGTCCGGACGGAGCCAACATTCGTGGAGGAAAATAGCCATTAAATCTGGAAGGAGTGTGCGACATGGCTGAAAACAAGAACACTGGAAAGAAACCCGGAAGACCGAAGAAAACGCCTGTGGCGGAGGAAGTCAGGGAAGAAGATGTTTTCTTTGATGTTCCGGAAGAAGATCAGACCGCGAATACTGCTGAAAAGGCAGAAACGGGCAAAGAAAATATCCTGTCTGTCAATGCAGATGATGTGACCGGAATCCGATACGACGGAAGCGAAGTTCCGCTGACGGAAGTTGCGCCTGAATTGGCGGGTGAAACCGTTAAAGTTCACACGGAAACAAGCAATCAGGCAGAACCGACGTTTACAATGGCAGACGTGCAGAAGATGGTAGCCGATGCGGTTGCCAAGGCGGTTGCAAATGTACAGCCGCAGACGCCTGTGACTCCGCAGATTATTCAGGTAGCAAATGACTCCGAAATGGTGCATTTCCTCTGGGAAGCTCCTGTTGCAGACGATAACGTCGTGTTCTTCGGAGAAGGCGGCATCTTCGGTCAGATCGTAGGCAAGAGTGGGAGTTTCTATGTGCCGCACCGTGATCTCTCCCGCGTTCTGACGGACGTGAACCGTGTCTTTATGGCGCGTAGATGGCTGATCGTTGTGTCCGGACTGAGTGACGATGAGCGCGAGGCACTTGGCGTCAACTATAAGGATGGCGAAATCCTTGACAAGAGAGTGTTCGCAAGAATGGCGGAATACAGCGATGAAATGCTGTCGCTTTACCCGAAACTTTGCGAAGGACACAAGAAAATGGTCGCGCAGACCTACGCGGAAGAATATGCGCTTGGCAATCCAAACATCACGCGAGAAATCGTCGTGAAGCTGAACGAAATGAGCAAGACCCCGAAAAACCAAAGGGGTGACTTTATCTCCATTATCGAAGAAATGAACGCGCGGGACGCGCAGTAAACATTGCGCCGCATACGGGCGCAGGAAAGAGGTATTAACATGAGTAGTCCTGTCTATAGCGAGTTTTCCTTTGTGCCTGCGTCCGCATACGCGGCGAACAAAAACATTCTTCCGACGGTTCGGGCTGCGGTTGAAACCAACTTCAGTGACCAACCGTGGAACGGTTCAGAGGCAGAAATCCTTGGTGTCGAAATGACGGCTGCAGCATCTTTTACGGTAAAACTGAACCGTGAAACGCAGCTGACAGCAAAGCCGGAAGGCGATGTATTCACTGTCCGGTATTATGGCCCGATTGAATATATCGTATTCAGTGCAGCTACGACACTTACCCATATGCACGTCAGATGGGCGTCGCAGAACAGGGTGCATGGAGTTGTTACGCTTACCGCTGTCACCGGCGCAAAGGTATCTCGTGGCGGTTATACAGTTCCAGAAGTCGATGCTGGAAAGTATGAGCTGCAAGTCGGCGGCTATATCGTTACGGCAAACGGAGTAAACAGCGGATTCTTCTATAATCTCGAAAATGCAGTAACGGTCAAGACCAGCATTGAGAGCGCAACAGTTGCGGTGAGCACAGCGCTTACCTATACGGGAAGTGAACAAACCAAAACGGTTACAAGCGTGACGCTCGGTGGAACAGAGCTTACGGCTGACACGGACTACATTGTATCAGACAACAAAGGTACGAACGCCGGAGCATATTCCCTCCGAATTGACGGAATCGGAAACTATAAGGGAACCATCATTGTTCCGTGGACGATTGCAAAGGCCAGTGCTGGATTGAGCGTCAGTCCGGAAGCAATCGAAATGTCCGCTGGTGCAACCGAAACATTCACGATTACGACTGCATCAAATAGTCAGTTTACCATCGAAAACAGCAACCCTTCTGCGGTAGCAATCAGCCCAGTTGTGAACAACACCACCGTCACCATAGAGGGACTGAATGCAGGAAATGCGGTTCTGTCTATCGTGCAGGAAGAAAACGACAACTATCTGGCAGGACAGGCACAATGCACTGTTGCTGTCAAGGCGTAATATAGGAAAGGCGGCGGTCGAACCATGGACAGCAAGGAAAGAATTGAGGCTCTATGCGGCATCATCGAATCTCTTTTGCTTCTGATTGAGGATGAGGCTGCCGCCGATTGTATCCGGGAGGAATACCAAAACACCATGAACGATTCTTCCTACGAAAAGGAGGAATGGGACTAATGGGAACCTCTTGGAGCGATATCATTACAAATCACGCCATGGTTATCATCGGCGATGACCGAATGACAGATGACCTGAGAACAGACGCAGCACTGTTTTTCCGACGCATGAGCGCATGGGTGAAAATGGCAATCCCTATGCTGAAAAGCCCACCTGAACTGCTTGTGTTCCTGACAGAAGGACTTGAAGAACCCCAATATTCCGATTTCGATTGGACAAGCGAACAGACCAGTACAACGCAGGAAACAACGATTCAGACAGGAAAAGTTGGATATGAACTTTGTAGCTGCGTAAGTGTGCAGTACGCACGAAATGGAGACGCTTCGCTCGTCCCATACACGGATTTTACCTACGACTCCGAAACGGGAAATGTAACATTTCCACAGCAGGACAACGCAGGTATCGAATATCGTTTGGACTTCTATACAGACGGCCACTTTTATCACGAACTTACGCTCAAACAGAAACGTCTATTGGGATTGGCCGTCGCGGTGACATGGGATAACCGATTTAACCGTGAATGGCTGAACATCCAACCGAAAATAAAGGATAAGAGTTTTAATACACCGAACGAAAACACCACCATGAAGGAATCAACGGCTCGGTACAAGGAAAACTTACAATTATTCTATGGTGAACTGCGTGGGTATGAGCAAGAATGCGCGTATATGCGTCAGGTAAATCCCATGCGGCGCGTGTTCACACTGCTCTAAGAAACATCGGAAGGGGGGCTGGACATCATGCCGCTATCAGACAATATCAAGAACGGATTGATTGCTTCCGGCCACCTGAAAACAGCAGTCAGGAACACCCCATCGCAATATAGAGGCCGACAGAAGCAGTATTTCGGAGACCCAAGCGCAGAGTTTGTGCATCAATATGCGAAGTATGCTTCTGACTTTATCGAGGCGCGTGTGCAGGGATTGAACCCAGATGCGTTTTATGAGTGGGAAACTACATCCATTCGTATGGCGGACATAGCACCAAAAACGGCATCGACGCTCCGTAAGCAGGATGATTACAAGGACGTTATATTTGCCGATGAAAGCATTGAGTATGTGCCGGAAGGGACAAAAATCGATGCAATGGGAAGCATTTGGCTTGTCACAAACCCGCAGAACATTTCCAACGCAACTGGAAACGGAGTTGCACAACGCTGTCGGTCAACGTGGAACCATCTGGACTGGTACGGAAATCTCCTGAAAGAACCGATATGTGTCGAAAAGGCAATCCTGACAGCAAACGAAAGCGATATGCAAGAATATGCCCTTATTACAAAGGGCTATGTTAATATCATATGCCAGCGAAACGAAGAAACAAAAAAGCTTAACACAAACAGCAGAATCATTCTTGGGTCAGCTGCATACCACATCACCGGCTTCGGCGATTACGCACAGGAATTTACTGGAGATTATGATTCAGTCCGGCTGCTTGAATTCACGGCTAGATATGAACCGCCGAACGAAGAAATTGACGATATGGAAAACCATGTGGCAGGCGGAAAGACGTTTTCATGGGAAATTCGGGTGAAGGGAAACCCCATCATAAAAAGTGGCGCTACAGGGCAGCTAGAGGCTGTCAGCATCAGAATGGGGAAGGACGCAGACCATGACTACGATCATCCAGTCAGCTACATTTGGGAAAGCAGCGACACAAATGTTGCGGACGTTGGTATGGATGGAAGCGTTTTCGGCGTAACTGAGGGGACTTGCACAGTGACCTGTACGCTAGAACAGAATCGAAGCATCAGAGAGGAATACGAAATAACCGTTGTTCCTGCAGAAAGTGGAAACGAGGTCGCGTTCCTAGGGAATATTCCGGACAAGCTTCGCCCATATGAGTCCGTCACAATAGAAGCCGCGTATTTTGAAAACGGAGAAGAACGGTTAGATAAAATAACGTTCGCCTATTCTGGTGCAGATACGATGTCTTACACTGCGACGGAAGCAGGGAACAGCACACAGATTACTTGCTGGTCCGCAAGTGATGCACCGTTGAAGGTGACGGCGACATTTGGAGAATACACAGCAAGCGTAGAAATCGGTCTGGAGGGTATCTGATATGGCAATTTCAATTATGCAAGGTGATAGTTACTCCATGCCGTTTGTCCTGCGAATGTTGGACGGCACGCTCATCACGGAGGACATGGTGGAAATCGTTGTCCTAAACCTCGGAAAGCTGTCCAGACAGTATCCGGGCGATGTAACGTACAAGAGTGGGAAATGGCTTTTCCCAGTAGAGCAGGAGCAATCCTTCGCCATGAGCGGGAATGTGGAACCGCAGGCGAGAATTCAATTCAAAGGCGGAAATATCTTTGGCGGCATCGGACGTCAAATCCGAATCCTGACAGCTGCGAACCGTGGCATTCTGATCGATGCGGATTCATCGGGCGGCACAGTCACAGATGATATTCCGGTTGAAATCGGCGCGGTAAATGGAAACATTAGTGTAACGGTAATGGCGGCGGGCGTAAATGCCGCATTGGGCGCAGTCCGATACGATGTAGAACAAAACCTTACACCAGAAGAACAGCAGCGTGCACGCGCGAATATCGGTGTTGGAGCAGGTGATGACCTCCACTTCGCATTCACACAAAATGTAGCGTCCGATTTATGGACGATACAGCACAATCTCGGCAAATACCCCTCTGTATCAGTTGCGGATAGCGCGGGTACAGAAGTTGTGGGGGATGTGCAGTATATTGACAAGAACAAATTGTCCGTTGTGTTTACTGCTCCATTCTCTGGAAAAGCATATCTCAACTGACCTGAACACGGAAAGAGAGGAAACTTACAATGAGTAGAAGCGTTCTTACAAACCTTGACCTCAACAAAAACGAAATTCAGAATGCGGTGCTTCAGCCGCTGGCTACGGCCCCTGCGAACCCAAAGTTTGGGCAGGTCTATACCAACTCAAACGATAAGATTATTTATCAGTACGACGGCGAAAAGTGGAAGCCGGTAGGCGTTGTTTATAGTCAAGCGGGAAGTACCGGAGCAGTAATTGTTGGACTCGGAACGGATGGAACTGTCACAACAAAGAAAGTCGTAGAACTTACGCTGAACGACTATCAGCCGGTCGATGGTGGCTATATTGCCGATGGTGATACGCTTCAGAAAGCATTTGCTGCGCTCGATACTGCTGTTAAGAATGCAGTAGCCGGAGGCGGTGAAGTCAACCAGAACGCGTTCTCCAACATCACAATTCCGAAGCAGAGTACGAATGACACCACCGAAGTTGCAGGCCAGAATGCAGCGGCAACGGTTTCTGCGACCAGCAAGACCGATACGTTCTCTCTTGCGTCTGGTGATAAGTGGATTCATGTCAACGCAGACGGCACAACCAAGATTATCACGCTCGGCCATGTATTCTCCGGTGCGACTGCCGGCCAGTATGGCGATGCAACGCACACGGTTTCTCTCACAATCGATAATGCCGGGCACATCACGGCGGCAGAAGTCGTTGAAATTGTTGGCGCACAGTACATTACCGGCCTTACATCCGATGCACAGGCACAGCTTAATGCCAAGATTCCCGCATCTGAGAAGGGGCAGCCGAACGGCGTTGCAACCCTCGGCGCAGACGGTCTTGTTCCGTCTGGCCAGCTGCCCAGCTATGTCGATGATGTCGTTGAGGCGTATATCGTTGGCACTACGCCGAGAGCGGCTGATTGGCTTTCTGCTACTGAGGGCGGCGCTCCGCTGACCCCGGAAACCGGCAAAATCTATATCATCATGACGGAAGGCAGCTACCAGAACAAGCAGTACCGCTGGGGCGGTACAGTTTATGTTCTCTGCAATCCGTCTGACGTGAACTCTGTAAACGGAAAAACCGGAGTTGTTGTTCTGACACAGGACGATATCGGCGAGGGCGAAACCTATACGCAGTTCAGCAAAGTGGACAAGACAAAACTGGGCACCGTTGCCGAGGGCGCAACCAAGAATACCATTACACAGAACGGTACAGAAACGCCGAACCCAACATTCTATGCACCGACGACAGGCGGCGAAGCTGGTCAGGTTCTGACTTCCAACGGAGAAGGACAGGCTCCGACGTGGCAGGCCGCTCCTGAAAATCTGCACAAGTATTCCATTTTGAATCCAGTGCTTTCCGCAACCGGCGGCGCATTCACTTGGCAGATCGCCGCACAGACAAATGGCCCGCAGACTCCGATGCTGGTGCAGGTATACGAAACGGCTACAAATGCAATGGTTTTGACTGATGTAGTAATTGGCACTGATAACAGCATTACGATCACCATCAACCAGACTGACGCAAGCGTGACTTCTCTGAGCGCCGGAGCGTACCGCGCCGTTGCAATAGGATGATGAACGCAACGCCTCCCGCGTGAAATACCGTGGGAGGCCATGTTGGAGGAACGTCATGAAGAACTTAGGAAGATATAGCGAGGATTTATCCATTCCTCGTAGAAAAGACGTTGAAGAGAAATACACAATGCCAACGGGTGGAATCCCAAAATCAGATTTGTCCAGTAGCGTCCAGTCGAGCTTAGACAAGGCGGAAAACGCATTGCAGACCGCCCCCGTCACCAGTGTCAACGGCAAAACCGGAGCTGTCACGGTGCGCGAAGTGCCAGCTGTAACCACTACCGATAATGGAAAATTTCTACGCGTGGTCAACGGCGCGTGGGCGGCTGTAACAATCCCTGATGCGAATGGGGTGAGTTTCTGATGGCGGAATATTTGACGAATACGGCTGACCTGACAAAGGTTGCATCAGCTATCCGGGAGAAGAGCAGCATCTCTGACCCACTGGTCTACCCGGACGGCTTCGTGTCGGCCATTCAGGCGATTCCGCAGAAAACGATACTGTTAGCATCTAATATTGCTATTGAGGATGGCGTTTTGACGTTCTCAGTTGATAGGCGAAATTATGAATACGGTATATGTAATTTTATGGTCATTGAGCAAGTGGCTAACCCAATATACAAGCTGGTCTTATGGAAGAATGATAACAATAGCAATAAATACAGCTCTATTAACAGCACAAGTAATGGTTATGTGCTGGGTACAAATTTTGTGACTGTCACTTTAACAACAAAATCCGTAGATTTTATAGTCAATACTGGCGACTCTGGCGGCAATTTTTATATAGGGAAGATGAATGTATATGGTTGGAGTAACTAAAACAGGTTTTGCAGTAATAGGTGGAAGTAGATCTCTTGGCACTAATCATGCTACGTCTGACATAGACTTGCTGATTGTGTCTGGAAGCCAAAGGAAAATTGAAAACAAAGATGGTTACAACATCATCTATTGGCCAGCTGATCAATTCATCTCGGCTTTCTCAAACGCAGAAAATGGTTACTCTCATATCTATCAATTCTTATATCCGGAAGATTTCTTATCGACTGGGGAATTGACCGATTGGGTTAAATCAAACCGCGATAGTATTATTGCCGAGAACAGAGACGTACTATATCACACAATATCGTCTTATTTCTTCGCCATAGAGAGCAAGTTGACCATATATTACAAAATTGCGATCAAAAGAGTCGTGTATATCATGTGCTATGGTAAAATGCTTTGCTCCTATGCAGACGGTATTAATTTAAGTGATTGTTTCTGTGCTAAAGGTGAGTGGAGAAATACACTTTTAAAAGCTCTAAACAATCGACTAACATATGATGAAGTTGCATCCATCGTGTCGGAGCTTCATGAGAAAATCCAAAGCGTATCATCATTCTTTGAGCCGACAGCATCCAAAAGTGTTACCAATGAGTTGAAAGAAAGATTCCTAACTTCTGAGTTCATGAACTATAACGAGTTAAAAGAAGGAGGACTGATTCCAATGGGCGCTGCACTGCCACTCACAGATGCAGAAACAGCGGTAAAAATTTTACTTGGGGAGACAGATTGATGAGTTACACAGAAAGAGCTAGAGCATTACGCCCCTATATCGAAAAAGCGGCTACTAACCTAACTGACGAGGATGCGCTACAGGCAGTAGAGCTATTCCCACAGTGGGTAGTAGGGCATACTTATGTGGTAGATGAGCGGCTACAATATAATGGCGTATTATATCGCGTGGTTCAGGCGCATACCTCACAGGCAGACTGGACACCTGATATTACACCGGCGCTGTTCGTAGTCGTTTCACTGGATGAATGGCCAGAATTTGTGCAACCTACTGGTGCACATGATGCTTACAAAAAGGGCGACAAAGTGACGTTCAATGGAAAGCATTACATTAGTTTGATTGACGCGAATGTATATTCGCCATCGGCATATCCGGCTGGTTGGCAGGAACAGGTATAATGTCAAGAATAAAAAGGATGGAAACGATATATGAGCTTTTTAACAGCAGACGGCGGGCTGCTTATGCGTGACGGAAAACTGCCGTAAACGGCTAAAGGAGCAATAGCATGGAAAAAACGTGCGAATATGCATACCGAAAGAACGGCGACGTCAGCCTGCATTGCCGGTATCTGACGGAGAAGAAGGCTCGACACGACTGGTGCGCCCATCAGTATCTGTGTGGCAGAACAAAAAAGTGGGAAGTTTCTGCCGAATCTTCCCACTGTAAAATCAAAACCTAGCGTACACTCACTGAAACCATACGATCTGGAAGGAGTTGTGAAAAGTATGGACAGAATTCAAATCACGAAGGAAAATCTCATGCAGATGCCGGACTATGTGCCGCTGCGCGAGAAAATGCAGTTCGTTAAGGAAGCGGCAGACTTGTGCTTCGACCGCATAGAACTGAAAATCGATAAGGGGCTGGACAGCGTTCCCATGCCTCCCATGTACAAGGAAAACACGGAGATCAAGAGCCGCGTACTTATGGCGGCATATGCCAAACTCTATCTCAGCGAGCCGTATGAATTTGAAAAGAACCCTTGGCTCATGACCGAATCGGAATATGACCGCTTTGCCTCAAGTCATATTATGAACCAGCTTGAACGGCTGAAACGCTGCGACGGCGAAGTCAGGGACAAGGCGTTTGATGCGATTTCGGATATGCGTGACCTTGAAAAGCGTCTGAACACCGAAATCTACGGACTGACGCAGGTCATGAATGAACCAGTCACACGCATCATTATGGCCTTGCAGCAGCAGACCACACCAGAGGCGGTCAGCGGCGCACTGAACGAGTTAAAAGACGCACAGAAGGCATTCGCCGACTACATGGAAACGAGGCAGAAACAGCAGGAGGAAGCCTGATATGGCGGTATCGGTAAACGCAGACTCTTACCCTTATGAGAGAGTTCAGTCCGGATACACCCGGCTGCGTGGAACAGAGGAAATCCCAATTAAGATACTGAAATATCTGATGGACTTGCCTTTGCCTGGTTATATGCCAAAGGATGACAACGACCACGCCCGTGTCCGGCTGATGAAATATCTCTGGTACGATGGTGCGAATCCGCTTGCAAACCCGCTTCCAACTCCGCAAGAAAAACTTTCCATGCTTTTTGACGGAGATAATCCAGTTCTGAACACAGCGGAAGACAAGCAACGGCACCCGAAGGGATACCGCATATACCCACAAAGAGTTTGGGGGCAGAGCGATACAGAAGCGGACACGATACTGAAACTCTATATGGGAAGAACCATTGCAAAAGACAATTTCCATACGGTTCTCGGTTTGCAGTTTGAAATCCTTGTAAATGTCAACATGGAGAACACCACGCGGACAGACGCATATTCCAGAGCCTACAGTATCGAGCAGTGCATCATCGAAGCACTTCACGGAGTAAACATCACCGGAATCGGCGTCATTGACTTCGACCGGTACACACACACCGACAATGGAAGCAAGAGTATATTCGACTACGGAAATCATATTGGCCGCATGCCGCACATGAGCGTGGAGTGGTGTGACTCCGAAATGGATATACCTGAATAGAAAAATATTTGACCCGCGCCGAAAGAGCGGCGCGGAAGAGCCGAAGAGGGCTATCGACACATTGGATTGTGCCGGTAGCCCTCTTTTTTGCTTAACACGGCAATCAGAAAGGCGAGGAAATAAAAAATGCAAGACCTTTCTCTTGAAATGGCAAAAGCTGTTCGGCGGTTTGAACCTATCGAAACCGAAGGCTTGACCCTATATCCAATCCAAGTCAAGGACATTGATGAATTCACAACAGCACGACCCGCAATCGAGTTTATGCAGCAGAGTCTCCCTGTGACGATGCTTTCAAAGCCTCTTTTGCAGTCGTACTACACATTGGAACTTGACGCGGCAAAAACCGGACAGCCCGGAAGCGGGCTTTTCTACAAGTGCATTCTGTTTCTTTTACTCGCAATGCGAGTAGGAAACGGCCTACCAGCCGAAAAACGGATAGAACTTGTAGACCTTGAGTTGCAAGCAAATGACCCAACACGGCTGAAAAGTGTGCTTATTTTTGTGAATGGGGAAGTGAAAAGGATTACCCCCATGCAGTTTCAGCGTCTGCGACCAATTTTAGCGGCTCAGAACGGCATTGAACTTGTTTCAGAGAACGCTAACCCTGAGTTGGTTCAGGCAGAACGCGACCTTGCAGAAATGAACGCACCGAAGCTGCAATACCGCGTAGAGACGCTGAAAGCAACAATCGCTACTTTTTCGGGGGCCGACGAAGCGGACATGGAAGAATGGCCAATCTTAAAGCTTCTGCTGCGGCGAGATGCGGTTCAACGACTCGTTGGGTACATCACCTGTAGCTTTGCAGAGGCGCAGGGCGGAAAGTGGAAGCATGGAAACCCGTTCCCAAGTCCTCTGTATGACCGTGAAATCGACTACTGCGGCGGACTCATTGATATGTCAACGTTCGCCGGCGGCGCTGGTATGCGGGCTGTCCAAAATGCAGGAAACCAGACCACATAATACACACAAACATCTTTTTGAAACACACACAAAGGAGTGACAAAAGAATGATTCGATTTACTGACTCCCGCCTTTACGCAAAGGGCATCGGCGAAGCGATCTGCACTGACAAGACGACCGGTCAGATTCTCTACTTCTCCAACAAGTTCCAGACTGGCAATGTCACGCCGAGCGTCACCATTGGTGAAATCCGCGCCGGCCTCGGAAACGCTATTGCTACCACGCTCCCGTCCGACGCTTCTGTCAACGTCGAATTTACGGCTGCCGACTTCAACCTGTGGGCAAAGGCCGCTCAGATGGGTGCGATGCTCCGTCACAACGCTCCGGTCATGGTTTGCCAGACCGTTACTGCGAACGGCACGGCGCTTTCCATCGACATCACCGAGGGTACGCCTGTCGCACAGAAGGGCTTCTCCAAGATCTTCTGCTATGTACAAGAGGTCAATGCTGCTTCTCCGATTGCGACCGGCGGCGTTTCTTACGACCTGAACCCGACTACCGGTGCAGTCACTGGATTTACCGCGACGTCCGGCAAGACCTACAAGGTCTTCTACTTCGTCAACAAGGCCACTGCACAGATCGCGACCATCACCACGGCAATGGACCCGAAGGTCGTTCATTTCATCGCGACCGTTGCGGTCTTCTCCACTGCTTCCGGCTCCGCACAGAACGAGGGCACTCGCGTCGGCACGCTGTACATCATCATTCCGTCTCTGAAGTTTGGCGCGAACGGCGGTGTTACCGGCGACCAGACCAGCAACGATACTACGTCCCTGTCTGGTCAGGCAATCGCCTATGACCCCGACGTTATCACCGATGGCTGCGACGAATGTACGGGTGCAGGCAGCGACCTTGCGTACTACATTTACCAGCCGTGCGGCTCCGGTGTTGAGGAAATCGAGGGTATCGTTGCCAGCATCGGCGGCATTTCCCTCAAGGTGTCCAGCACCTATCAGATGCAGCCGCGCATTGCCATGAAGAACGGCGAACTGGTCAAGGGTGACGCTGCTACCTTCACCTACACCGCGACCGGGGCTCCGTCCGGTACGACTGTCGGCGAGAAGACCGGCCTGATTACTGCAGGCACGACCGCTGGTGATTTCACCATTGATGTCAGCTACGCTGCTGGTGAATCCACTTTCAAGGACACCTGCGAAGTTGAAGTTACTTCGACCTAAAAAAACTGCGTCCCGGAGGGGAGAAATCCTCTCCGGGAAATGCGCGAGTCCATCATTTAGAACATGGCGGATTGGCGCATTTTTCACATTCAGGAGGCAGATATGTCGATTGAAAGTTTTGTGAACAGGTTCAACGCGGCACTCGATGAGTCCATCCGCAAGGCGATGGAAGGGCCTGTAACGGATAGCGTAAAGGCCGCAATCGTCGAGGCTGTGCAGACGGAAGTCTATGACGCTTATGAGCGAGGCGACTACATGCCGTATGTGCGTCGTGACGAAGTTGGAAAACCGGGCGGTCTCCAAGATTGGAGCGTTATGGAGTCGAAATACGACCCATCGACTATGACGTTGGAGGTTCAGGACAAGAGCCGGGACGATGATACTGGGCGTTTGATTGCGCCGGTTGTAGAAAGCGGCAAGGGCTATCAATGGAAGAAGTCAGAGATTTACAAGTCGAAACAGGCACGTCCCTTCCACGAAGAAGCCCAACGAATTGTGATGCGCGAAAACTTAATGTCTGACGCGCTCCGATATCAGCTTAAAGAAGATGGATTTGACCCGAAGTAACAGGAGGAAGATACAATGGCAGATTTTGAGAAGGTTCAACTTCAAGTAGAAGTCGTTCGGACGCAGCTTGATTCGCTGATTAAGGACGTAAATAACTTGAAGGCTCAGAAACTGAATTTCACCGTTGATTCCTCTGGGCTTGAAGCAATTAACCGTTTTAATAGCTCCGTGCAGGCCATGACACAAAATGTTGATGGGCTGAGTGGAAAATTCACGCGTATATGGGCAGGCGCGGCGGACGGCGCACCGACCCGAACGATTGAAACCGTCAACGAGGGGCTTGGCCGGACTACTGAGATTATTCGGACTCTGGACGAAGAAACGCAGCAATACACGACGGTTCAGACAAAGGCAACTACCAACTACGATGCGATGGCAAAAGCGGCGCAGAAAGCCGCTGAAAAGGCCGAAAAGGCCGCGAAGGAACAGGCAAAAGAAACCGAGAACGCCGCATCCAAGGTCGATACACTCCGCAAAGGCTTCGCCGACCTCGGCTTGCAGATGAAATCCGCAGCAGAGAAATATCCAACCGGTACATTCTCTGAAATAGAATCCGACGCAAAACAGGCGAGTGCTGCACTCGAAAACCTGTATAGCAGCTGGAAAAGCGGTGCTATCAGCGATAAGGAATTTGTCGCTGGTGTAAAGGACGCTTCTGGTTCGCTGAAAAACCTTCGTGCAAACTACGCGCAGACCCGCAACGAAACGGACAAACTCACGAACTCTACCAACGTGCTTGGCGATACATTCGGCCACATTGTCGGTAAAATCACCGTCTGGCAGGTCGTAAATGCGGCTGTTGCAAAGGTAAAGCGGTCGTTTACTGAAGCCATCGATACGATGAAACAGGTCGATACGGAAATGACGGCTATCCAGAAGGTTACTGGCAACACTGCCGCCGAAATGGAGAAACTGGGCAATACAGCGTATGAGGCTGCATCCAAATACGGCGTTGCGGTCACAGACTATCTGGAATCCGTCGGAACGTTTGCCAAAGCCGGCTATAAGGATATGTCGGAAGACATGGCCGAGCTTGCGACGAAGACACAGCTTGTTGGCGATGTGACTTCCAGTATTGCGAACCAATTCATCCTTTCCGCTGATGCTGCTTTCAAATTTGAAGGCAATGTTACTGCCCTCAATACCGTTCTCGACAAGGCTAATGAGATCGAAAACAACTATGCCACTTCCATTCAGAAGATGGCAGAAGGATTTCCGATTGTTGCGAACGTTGCATCGATGGCGAATATGTCCATTGATGAATTGATGGCGGCACTCGGTACAATTACTGCGGTCACGCAGGAATCCGGTACGAAGGCAGCTACCGCTCTCCGCGCACTGATTCTGAATATCATCGGAGATACCGAAACGGAAATCGAAGACGGCGTTGCGTGGACGAAGGAAGAAATCGAAAGTCTAAACGACGCACTCTGGATTTACGCAGAAGACGCGATGAAAGCCGCGCAGGCATCTGGCAAAATCGTTGACCCAATGAAAGCCATTGCGGCTCTTTCTCAAGCATATAAGGACGGCCTTCTTTCCCAAGCAGAATTGGCTGAATTGGAATCCAAACTTGGCGGCAAACTCCGTACAAACCAGCTTGACGCGCTCATCAAGAACTATGATATGTACGCCGCAATGCTGGACAAGGTAGCGAACTCCGCCGGCAGTGCCGACAAGGAAGTCGACATTATGCTGACGAGCTGGGATGCCAAGGCAAAAATCCTCAATAACACATGGACGAAGTTCATCGCCGATACGGTTGATTCCAACTGGGCGAAGGGCTTCCTCGATACACTCACTTGGCTGATTGACGGTTTCGGGAATCTTGGAAACGCAATCCTTATTGTTGCCGGTATCTTGGCAACGATAAAGATGCCGTCAATCATCTCAACGTTCTCAAAGTTCGGAGCAGGAATTTCAGCTCTGGCTCAAAAATTCGTACTGCTTACTACCAACACGACGGCCTATAAACTGGTTACTGATGCCACTGTTACATCTGTAAGTGCGATGCAGGCAGCAATGGGCGCTCTGACAGCGGTTATTGCAATCGTCACTGTGGCCTATAACAAAATCAAAGCTGCACAGGAAGAAACACGACAGGCAGCTATCGACGCAGGCGAAGCCTCAACGACAGAAGCAAAAGAAATCGTATCTTTATATCAGAATTATGAAGACCTCCGAAAAGCGGTTGAAGATGGAACGGGTTCAAAGACCGAGTTCATCGATGCATCTGATAGACTGATTGACAAACTCGGAATCGAAAAGAGCAGCGTATACGATCTCAAGAAGGAACTTGGAGGGTTAAGCGGGGCATATAAAGAAGCTACGGCGGCAAAAATCGAGAGCGCGCTGTATGACGCGAAATCCGCAACAGCTGCAGCCGAAGAAGGTCTTAGAACTGCAGCCGAAAAAGCATGGGGTTCAATGTTTGCAGATGCTGCGAACTTAAAAGACCCATCCTCTATTCTTGCTGACTACCAAGGCTGGATTGATGAGCGAAATAAGATGATTGACGAGGGTGATACATCATCTAGCGCGTACAAGGAAGCCGAAAGAGTAATTTCAGCATATAAGCAAGCCGTTGAAGAATACAACAAAGCTGTTGAAGATCAAACTTACTTGGAAGGTGCGCACAAGGCCGCACTAGACGGAACCCTTGATAGCTACCTAAAATCCGAGGAAACTGTCAACGACTACACAGATGCGCTGAACAATGCGGCAGACACTGAAAAGACAACAGTCGAAACGCTCCAAGAATACGCAAAGACGCTGAAGCAGCAGGAAAGTGACCTGACAACTGCGTCTCAGGCTCTCGCCGAGTATCAACAAAATGGCCGAGTCTCTGCATCTACAATGAAGTCGCTGATTTCCATGAGCGATCAATATGTAAATGCGCTGACAGACGAAAACGGCAAACTCGATGTATCAGAGAAAAAACTGCGTGACCTCGTAGAAGCAATTTTAGACGATGTTGACGCGACGAATAACCTCATCGGTGTCACGAAGAAGTCCAGTGGAGCAATGGGGAGTTTCGTCACTGGCCTGAAAAATGCGGCAAAGCAGTCCGGTGTGACGGACGATGCTATAGACGGTGTTGTTGCACAGATGATTATCTTCAACAACACTGCGCTGTCTGTATCTGACAAAATAGCGGCGCTTCAAACACTCGCATTGCAGGCGGGAGTTACGCAATCCGCGATTGCAGGCATTAGCCTGAACAACATCGGCCGGGATGCCGGTATGACTGCCGAGGAAGCCCAGACAAAATACGGTATGTCTGCGGCAGAAGCGCAGCGATACGTCAAGAGTCAGGCGGAAAAAGCCAGAAACAACGATCAAGCACTGATTGACTATTGGAACTCGCTTGCGTCGAAAATCCCGGAAACAAAGACTTCTTCCGGTGGTGGCGGCAGCTCCTCCGATGCAAACCTTGAAGCGCATAAGCAAAAGGTTGAGCTTCTGAAATCCGAGCTGACTTTGCTGGAAAAGCAGAATGCCAGTGAGGACACGCAGAAGGACAAAATGCGGCAGATCCAGCAGGCGCTCCATGCGCAGGCGCAGTATCTGCGGTCCATCGGCGGCAGTCAGTCGGATATCAACGCGCTTTCGGCCGAATGGTGGGAGTGGCAGGAGAAAATAAACGGGACACTCAAGAATACGGATGATCTGCTGAACGAGCTGCAAGGTGTTATGTCGGATAAGCTTTCCGACCTTTCCGACCAGCGGCAGAACGAACTCGATGCGATTGACGCGCAGATCGATGCACTCAAGCAGCAGAAGGACACCCGCGACGAGCAGCTTGATCTCGAAGAAAAAATCCTTGCTGTCCAACAGGCGCAGGCCAAGCTTGCAGATGCGCAGAATGAACGTACAGTTCGGCAGTATAATGCCCGTACCGGTCAATGGGAGTGGGTGGCTGACCAGAAGGAGGTTGACAGCGCACAGGAAGCCTTGGACGAGGCCAAGAAAGACCTTGAGGACTTCAAGGCGAACATGGCTTATGAGGCCGCACTGGCCGAGCTGGAAGCCAAGAAAGACGCAATAAACGCCCAGTATGACGCGCTCGAAAAGAATTACAACAACTTCCTGAAATCTCTCAAGGAAAAAACTCGCGGCATCGGTGAAATTTTGCAGGATATCTGGAAAAACGCAACGCCGGAGCTTCGTCAGATCATTCAGGAAAACGCAGAGCTTTTCAAACAGTTCGGATTCGATGTGTCGCAGCTTTCCAACGCAGTTAAGGAAACGGCAAAGAAACTCTATGGCGTTTCTGCGAACGGAGCTAGATATGAGATTGGAAGCGACCGTGGCATTGATTTTGTCAATAATGCAAAACCAGGCGAGTCCATCATCGGCGGAGATGGTTCTACATGGACGAAGAACGAAGACGGAACAGTAACCATTGTCGACAAGAATGGAATTTCTTATGTTGTAAATCCGGGAAACGGAACTGGCGATTCATCAGGAGGCTCGAACACTGGTCCGAAATATAGTGGAACTGTTTGGGCGATTCGGCTGGACGGAAAAGGTGAAAACTATAAAATTTCCAGTGCAAACGGATTGAATTTCCTGAACAATGCACTCGCCGGTGAGGAACTGGACGGTGGCGATGGTTCCCATTGGGTGAAAAACGCAGACGGGACAACATCTATCACAGACAAGTATGGCATTGCATACAAGGTCTACGACAGAGGCGGTATCCTGCACGGCATGGGCGGCATCAAGGCTACTACGCAGGACGAAGGAATCACACCGCCTGATGTGACAGCTATGTTAAAAAAACGTGTCCTGACACCTGTTGAGGACAGAAACTTCAGTCAGAACATGGATAGCATCAGATGGATGATGTCAAGCAATGGCGTTGACGCAAATGCCGTTCACAACGCTTCGTATGATAACCACAGCATTGGAACCCAGAACAATGGCAACGTGTATAAATTCAACGGCATTACAATCAACGAACCACAGGCAAGCGGAATGACGTTGAAACAATTTGCAGACATCGCACACAATCTTGGAAACTTCTCCTAACACGAACAAACGGAGGAATCAAAATGTTATATCAGCCGACAAATATTTCTCCCAGCATGGCTGGGGCACTTGGCAATGGTGTAATCGATGCAAACAACAGTCTTACGGTGAGTTGGCAGGTCAATGGGAATTCGCCTATGACCGCATTCCAAATCACCATTTATGCGAACAACGCAATATCTACGCAGCTGTTTTCTACCGGAAAACTGACGTATGGATGCCCGTTCTATGGAGTGGATTATGCCGGAAATGTGCAGATGTTCAACTACACCATCTATCATGAGCAACTTTCGCTTGCGAAGATTGAAAACGGACGCGACTACAAGATCATCATTCAGCAATGGTGGAACGAAACCGATTCTGTAACGCAATCCAGCGCAAGTGTGTTCCGTGCAAGGAGCACCCCGACACTTGCCATCGGCACGATACCGAAACCGTTGAAGTCACGCTTATTTACTTTTACTGCATCTTATACTCAAGAGCAAGGAGATGCACTCAACTGGTGTAGATGGAGGATTTCGTCCAGTGACGAAAAAGAAGAAATCATTCTCGAAGATACAGGAAGAATTTATGGTACTGCTGAACTCACGTTCCCATACGATGGTTTTTTGAATGGACGCACATATCTGATAGAGTGCCTTGTTCAAACAGAAAACGGGGTCGAAACATCCAGTTTTGCCTACGTCTCTGTTCAATATACGGTCAATCCAATCCAAGCAAACCTGACCGTTTGCCAATCGACGCGTGGGAATGGAATCACTGTAAAGCTTCCGGAAATCAAGCGTGTTCCGGGAGTGAAAAACAGCCAAATCAAAATATCAGACAGCTACCTTACACTTCCGTCGGACGAAAACGCAAAAGTCGTATGGTCTACAGAAAACGGTGCGCCGCTTTCTATAAAGCAGCCGTTCGACATCTGCTGGCATGGGAAAGGATTGCCAGAAGGAAATGTCCTTTCTCTCAAGTGCAAAGCGTCGGTCAATGGATTTAGCCCGATAAAAGTTACTGACAGTCCAAGCGGCTATCCTTTTGGAACATATGGTGCAGCATGTGTCTTTACTGGTGAATCGACGCAGACCTATGTAATTGTCTTGCGAAATGGCAGTGAATGGTACAGCAACGATTTGCAAACATGGCTTTACTCCGGAAATGTTCTAAGCGGAACGAACTCCGACTGGTGTGGAATTGCATACGGAAATTCCAAATATGCTGCTGTATCAAGAGGCGATAAGAAAATAGCCTATGCAACCAGCGCAAACGCATGGTCGATATCGACATCATCTATTGGACTTTCCACAATTTGCTTCGGTAATCATCTATTTGTTGCGGCAGGTGAAGGTATCGTTTATACACGAAGCACAGCAAATGACAAAGGCTGGGTAGAGACGGAGGCACCGTTCAGCGGCACTCCGACCGCGATTGCGTTCGGTGAAATTGAAGGAACTTCAAAATATGTAGTTGGAACCGAAATAGGAAACTTATATGTTTCGTCCGATGGAACGACGTGGACGCTTTCAGCATCTGGGCAAGGATTCCTAAGTTCTATCACATTCTTCAATGGAAAATTTTACGTAGCACGAAACGATGGCAATAGTATACTTGTCAGTTCTGATGGAACACAGTGGAATATACTTTCGCATATATCCGAGTTTATAAACGGAACTAGCTCTATCTGCGGCGACTCCACCGGACATCTATATGCGACTGAAAATGAAAATGGCAACTACGCGTATAGTTCTGATTACGGAAAAACGTGGAGTGTTTTCCCGTTGGGTACGCCATTAAACGACGCATTCTTATTTGAAGGTGCAAACCGTGTCTTTCTCGTTGGAGACGGAGAAAGTTCAGGAACAACGGCCGTCTACGCTGGTGGGAGTGAACTTGTAACAAAAGAGGCGATGTTCACGACCAACGTAACATCAAACGTAGAGTTCCTTGCGTTTGAAAACATCATGCCAAGCAAGTCAAATTGGAGAGATGTATGTTATGGGAATGGAAAGTATGTCGCGGTAGCGACAGACAGCAACAAAGCGGCTTATTCTACGACGGGAACAAAGTGGGATGAATCTACGCTCCATGAAAGCGTAATGAATTGGGCTAGTATTTGCTACGGCAATGGCGTTTTTGTAGCAGTCGGCGTGGGCTACTTTGCAACGTCTGCGGACGCAATCAACTGGACCGCTACCGCATCGGCAGGGAACACATTCACTTGCATCCGCTTCCTGAACGGCAAGTTCTACGCAGTCGGCACGGGTATATACCGGTCTTCCGATGGTGCTACATGGGAAAAATGCAATGTTCCATCTGGTAATGGATACATGATTATGTCGATCACATACGGAAATGGAATGTATGTTTGCGTAACGACCAACTATGCGGTGTACTCCTACGATGGATTAAATTGGAGCTATACGCCCATGCCTCAAGGTTCGTGGCGCAGTATATCGTTTGGAAACGGAGTTTTTATTGCATCAGGACTATTTTCTTACAGTGTTTATAGTTACGATGGTAAAACTTGGTCGGCCGCAAGTATTCCTTCCGGACAGACAGAGGGCCTTGGCACGTGCTTCGGTGATGGTAGATTTATTGCTACTACGGCCGCAGGTGTTGTCAAATCGGTGGATGGACACACATGGGATGTTGTCGCGGAAAATAATGATCGCGAGTACGCTGCTTGCTGCTTCGGAAACGGCAAGTTCCTTGTTGTTGGAAACACGTCTAATGTGCTGCTTTCTGGGACTGTGACGGCCAATGTCGAGTTCCTGCTGAATGGGGGACGGCAGAGCACTACGGTTGTCCCGTATATGCAGCAATGGACCTTCATCATTGACGGAGAGCAAAATGTTCTTGGCCTTTCATGGACAACCGACGGCAAAACAACGGCTAATGCGTCATCTGTGAATATCGCTCCAATCGCAGAAGTAACGTCGATCACCGCAGGTGGAGCCGTGAACATTGACTATATTTTCGTGAGCAAGGGATACATGAGCGAAGAAACAAAGCGTAAGTTTGAAAATTGGTCAAACCCATATCATCCCTATGACATTCCAAGGCAATTCTATGCTGATTTCACATCTGATTTGAACGGTGACACATTTGGGGAAAGCTATTTTACGCAGCTTTCAGTATACCGAGATCAAACCGATGCGTCCATTACAGAGCATATCTTCAACTCAAGTGCGACGGATGTGCATTCGTTCATTGATGCAAGTGCAAGGAATGGAGTTCAATATCGGTACACGGCTTTCGGACTCTCAGATTTTGACCAGTCTTCTGCAATTACGAGCGACGTTACGCAGATATGCGTGTGGAACTGGGCAATTCTATCCTGTACGGAAGATTCAGATGGAGTCTATCACCCGCAAAAGATATTTGCGTTTGGAAAGAACTTGTCCAGCGGGGATATCAGTAACAACAATGCACCGCAGATTTTACAGAACTTTACAAGATACCCAACTGTTCAACCATCCCCGTTCAACTACAAAACTGGAACGTTGAGCAGCCTGATTGGTACGATTTCTAATGGCGTATATTCCGACACTGTTTCGGAAAGAAACGAAATCATGGACTTGCCTATCACGCAGAATACGCTATTTCTGAAAAGCAGAAAAGGCGATTTGATGAAGATCAGAATCAGCGGAGCAATCGAGTCCGGAACGATGGATAATTCTGCGGCGCAGGCGCAAACCGTTAAAATCCCGTGGGTAGAAATTGGGGACGCGTCTGAAGCAAGAATCATCATCACGGAAAGCGATGGAGCTTGGCCTAACTAATAGGGGAGGTGAGTTCACCTATGGCGATAAACATTGTAGCTCTTGAAGCGCAGTCTGTAACAGTCAATGTCACTGGCGGGATGCCAGATGCAAATGAATACCTTTACGAACTCAGGTTTGGCGGTGTTAACATTTCCACTTTAACCTCGACTGATGTATACAATAACTTTGAGGTTACATTCAATGGCCTTGAACTTGGAGGCAAAGCGTATCAGATCTATGCGACTGACGTTTTAAACTCCACCTATTTTGGGCCGCTTTCTATTAATTCTGGTTACGAAATCACGATAGACGCAAACGGCGGGTCTGGCTATCTTTATGATACGGCTGCTTATGACAGTTTTTACACACTTCCGTCGGGCGGCTTTGAGAAGTATTCCAGCAAACTCCTTGGCTATAGCACTAACCCGGATTCCACGTCAGCGCAGTTTAACGTTGGAATGGGTATTCGGATGTACCAAAACTGGAACCTGTATTGTGTGTGGCAAGAAACCACCTATACACTTAGCTACTACAGGACAAGCACTGGGTCAACACTGTGGCTAAGAGAAAAATTCCCCTATGACGTGAACGGGCCTTATATTACCGTTACGACACAAACCCCAGGGTTGACAGGCTACCGATTCGTGAATTGGGAAATCTTTCAGGAAAGCGGTACTTCACTTGGATATGTAGAGCCGGGCGGTACAATTCAAGTTGGCAATGCAGATGTCAGAGCTATAGCCCAGTGGGAACCACTACAGCGGCATACTGTCACATATAACGCTAATGGCGGATATCCTACGCCGGCTACACAAACTGCATATGATTACGAAGAAGTAACCTTGAGCGAGTTGGTTCCAACGCGTGATGGTTATACAGCGTTTGTATGGTTTACAGTTGACCCCATCACAGGCAACGTAATGGGATATGCTCCTGGAAGCCCATTTAACGTTCAAACTTCAGATTGGACAATGTATGCAGAGTGGTATAAGTATGCGATTGTCATCTACGCTGGCGATAATGTTGCGTCTGTGCGAACGGAGGTTCTCGGATTACCGTATATTTTATATGACGGAACAACTCAGCTGAGTTCAACAATAACTTGCGAACTGGCGGTCGAATCCGGATACACAATCGAATTTGATGGATGGTATGACAGCACTGGGCAAAAGGTATCGAGTACACAAACTTTCACACTCTCAGACCTCACAGCCCCCATAACGCTTACGGCGAAGGCCACAAAACGTGCCGGAACAACGTTCACCATATCATATCTGCATGGAGCCAACGGAACCGGAGAAAACCAAATCCAACAAAAAACTGCCGGTACAGCGGTTACACTAAAAGGTGCAATCTTTACGCGGGAAGGATACACACAAACCGGTTGGTCTACTTTGGACGGCGGAGCAAAATCATACGCGCTTGGCGGCCAGTACACACAAGATGCCGATATCACGCTATACCCGTTCTGGAAAGAAAATACGATAGACCCGTCGGAAACGTATCCCATAACGTATTCTCCCGGAAACGATGGAACCGGTTCAGTGCTAACAGCAACAAAAGTGAAAGGCGTTCCTCTTTCTTTGGAAGGAGCACTCTTCACAAAAATTGGATACGCGCAATCTGCATGGGCCACTTCTGTAGGCGGGGGAGCTGTATATGCTCTCGGTGGATTGTATACGGAGGATGCAGCAGTTACGCTATACCCAACATGGGGTCCACAGCAGTTCATTCAACCGGGTTCAATGATGGAATCTTCATGGCGCATGAATGACTACATGAGCCAACTCCGCACATCATTTACAAAACTGTGCAGACTTCGTTTCCTGCAACCGGACGGAAGCACGGCGTTTGCAATCGATAATAATCCAAAAAACAAACGAAGTGGAACGTTTATCCAAGGCGGAACCATCACATGTAATTTGCAGAATGGACAACGCAGAACGGCAAACGTTACGCTCTCCAACGTTGACGCTGAATATGATTACAACGTCAATAACATCTGGTTCGGGCAGCAAATCGCCATTGACGAAGGACTTGTGCTTTCCAGCGGATATGAGTATTACATCCAGCAGGGGGTGTTTTATATTGCGGAGCCGCAGGAAACGCTCAACCCAAATATCCGGACGGTTTCTCTTCCGCTGGTTGATAAATGGGCATACCTTGATGGAAGCTTGTTTGGAAGGCTTGAATCGACATACGAGGTTCCAGTTGGGACAAATATCTTTAAGCCGATAGAAGCCATCTTGCGGTTTGATAGGGGAAACGGATATCTGGTTGACCACGTTCCGCCCGTATTTACCAGCTATTACAAAGGGAAAACGCAAGCATTGCCGGACGGGACGACAGCAAACTTGACGGATTCCCCCTATACGCTCCGGGTAGACAGTGACGATGGTACGTTCGCTGACGTATGCCTTGGGCTTTCAGAAATGGTGAACGCTTGGATTGGTTATGACCAAACGGGAGCACTCCGCATTGACCCATCGCAAGATGATATTGTGGATGCAAACAAGCCTGTTTTGTGGAGGTTTTCACAAGATGAAGCACAACTTCTTGGAACAACATACACGATAAAAAACACCGAAGTGTTCAACGACTATATTGTTCTCGGAGAAAAGCAAGATGACAATCCGCAAGCTGCCGGCCGTGCGCAGAATCTCGACCCAGCGAGTGATACAAACGTTAATATCATAGGCAGAAAGACGTACAGAGAAACCGCTTCCGGGTATTACACAACAACGCAGTGCCGTGACTTGGCAGAGTGGAAACTGAAACGTGCGACAGTTTTACAAAAGGCAGTATCAATTTCTTGCATACAGATGATGCACATCTCGGAGAATAACCTTGTTGAAATCGTCCGGACAGACAAACCCGGTTCTCCGGTCGAACGACATCTGATTCAAGGCTACACTCGGCCACTTGCAACCAATGGAACAATGACCATTAACGCAGTATCGGTTGTAGATTTCCCAAACGCGACGATTACAAGTTGGCCGGAATGAGAAGGGAGGTGCATACAGATGGGGGAGAAAAAATATTCACAGCTCGTGCTTAGACTCAAAACAGGAGAAACATTCTATGTAATTGGGGAAACAAAACGGTATTGGCTTTGCAAAGGAACTCAGTTCAAGAAGACAAGCCGACAAATTGATAGCGTCAAAAGACGCTCGACAAGAAAGGACATAGAAGATGATTAACAGATGGTTGATTCGCAGAATGCTCGATGCCAACAGCAGCGAAACAAAAACGTGCAAATCCTCCATTGAATCCACATACGGAATCAGCGCCTGCATCCACTTCTTCTGCGGCAAGTGGATTCCACCCCCCCATTGCAAAATAAAACAGAATCATTTCCTGCGCCGAAAGAGCGGTGTAGAAGAGCCGAAGAGGGCTGTGATCGAAGCGAAAGAGGGCTACGTTCACTGCTCTCTTTCTCTTTGCCTATACAGACAAAACGATTGGAGAAAAACAATGGATATTTTCAAAGACATCGTGACCGTCTTCGGTGGTATTACTACGATTGGCACTGTACTGGTGATTCTTGTCCGGCCAATCCGAGAGTGGGTCATGGGAGATAGCGCAGTCAAAGCTGGGATGAAGTGTCAGCTTCGTGCGGATATGCTGCACACTTATTATAAGAACAAGGATGCACAGAAAATCCGGCAGTATGAAGCCGAGAACTTCGAGTATTCGTACAAAGCCTATAAAGCCTTGAAGGGAAATTCATTCATCGACAAGATCAAGAGGGAAGTGGACGAGTGGGAAGTGGTGACGTGACATGGAGTGGAGCAAAAAAATCTTAATTTTCTCATACCTGATACTGGGCGTCTTCATAATCATCTTTTTGGCTGTTGAAGACAAAACAGCTGCTGCAACTGTTCTTTGTGGTTGGATTGTAGAATGCGGTGGTGCTACTGCGTTCTACTTCTGGAAAGCAAAGAACGAAAACCGGAGCAAGTACGCATTAAAATTCGTCCGGGAACTGGCCGACAAGTACGGCCTCGACGCAACGGCACGAATTATTGAGTCAGTTCTTAAAGACTGAGAAAGGAAACTATTATGAACAACAACTGGTGGCAAACTGTCGTCGAAAACTTATTCAAGGTCAAATCTCTCGTTACAATCTTGCTTACCACAGCATTCGTCGTAATGGCGCTCAAGGGCGGAGTGGAACCGAAAGATTTCTATTCTATCATCGTTATGGTACTCACGTTCTACTTTGGATACCAAAGCGCAAAGAGCGAGGACAAGAACAAGCCAACACACGATGACCAAGAATAATCATTGCATCCGCATGGAAGGAGGAACGTTAAAATGACGATTCAGGATGCACAAAAGAAACTTATCTCCGTAGCAGAGGCTGAAGAAGGGTATTTGGAAAAAGCTTCGAATGCGCAGCTTGACGATAAGACGGCGAATGCCGGCTGGAACAATTACACGAAATACGCCCGCGATCATGCGAAATGGGGGACGTATCATGCTCCAAAACAAGGGCTTGCTTGGTGTGATATGTTCGTTGACTGGTGCTTCATCACGGCGTTTGGATTCGACATTGGCATGAAGATGACATGTCAACCGAAGGGCGCGTATGGTGCAGGATGTACGGCATCGTACAACTACTACCGGTCTGCCGGTCAATCTGTCACTCTCGCGAATGTGCAGCCGGGCGATCAGATTTTTTTCGGAAATCCCGGAAACATGACACATACCGGACTTGTGTACAAGGTGGATAGCACGAAAATCTATACCATCGAAGGAAACACAGGAGCTGGAAGCAATGTCGTGATTGCGAATGGCGGGGGAGTATTCAAGAAGTGGTATTTCCGCAATTCTTCGGCTATCGGCGGCGTTGGAAGGCCGAAATGGGAACTCGTCACAAACACGGCGCAGAGCGCGACACCACCGTCAAACCCGGAATCTACTTCTGTGACCTACGCAGAGTTCCAAGGCGGCATTTTTGCAGAAATCCCATTCTCCTGCATTGACCGCATCGAACACGTCAAAATGAGCGACGCAAGAGGCGAGACGACTGGCAGCGTAGCAATTCGCGCACAATGGAATGGCCGGTATCCAGACATCGTTATCAACGCCGAGCTGTTCAACTACGGAAAATACACGCCGGCCTCTGGCGTCAAGCACAAAGGAACCATGGAATATCAGGGGTGGCAACCGTTCATTGGCTTCAAGGACTACAAAACACCCATTCAGGAACCGCGTGGAGCCGTCACATCACCAGATGCAGTTGGTGGCTACCCTGCTATGGTTCAAAACGGCACGAAGGATTTTAGCGTCCCCAGAGGGCTAGAGGGCAACAAGTCCCGGACGGCGATGGGACTGCGTGGAAAGACTCTTGGGATTATTGTCACCGAAAAGCAAGTCCCCATGGACGTTGTTGCAAACAAGTTCGTCAATGAGAAGTACGATTTTGCAATCAATCTTGACGGCGGCTCGTCCAGCAGCTACGTCACCCCCTCGAAGGTGTGGGCGCGTCCAAGCAAACTGCGTGGATTCGTTGCAATCTGGCTGAAGGGCGGAAGCGGAAACTACTTGAGCAAGCGGCAATACGGAAACAATTACGCGCAGACGAAGCCAATAAAGTCGGAAGCCTGGATAGAAACGGACAAAACAGCATCGAAAGGTGTCAAACTGAAAGTCATAGCGAGTGGACTGAACCTTCGTGCTGCCGCTACTACCAGCAGCGAAATCCGATTCGTACTCAAGTTTGGTGAACTGGTCACATGGTATGGGTATCAGACGAAGAACTGGTATTATGTGCGAACAGCCAGCGGAAAAGAAGGATACGTCAGCAAAAAATACGTCAGAAAACTGTGATAGCGGAGGGAACACACAATGGACGAAAATCAGGAAATGAAACGGTTTGCGGACAGACTATGGGAATATTTCAAACCTAAAATTGAAGAACTGACACGTTCCAATGTGTGGTACTTCCGCGCTCAAGTTACGAAACCGGCGCTGGATGGAAAAATCACGGTGCAACGTCCGTTCGATGGGGAAATTGCGCTCCCGTATGTGAGCAGTATGGAAAACGCTGCGATTGGGACTCAAGTCACTGTGTTTGTGTTTGGTTCCAGCATGACAAACGCCGTCATTTGTGGAAATGGTTCATTGAGCATTCTTGGCGGAAGCCCATCGTCTGGCGGCGGAGGTGGTGGCGCCGAAAACGCTGTTCTCTATGTCGCACAAATACTGAGTGCGGCACAACAATCGCAGGCAAGAAACAACATCGGCGCAATTTCTGCTGATGAACTTTCTGGAAAACAAGACACGATTGAAGCAGCTGGGCTTCTGAAAGGGGACGGGAACGGCGGTGTAACAGCCGCTGTTCCCGGAACAGATTACCTTCAGAGCGCACCTGTTACCTCTGTTGATGGGAAGACGGGTGCAGTTGTCTTATCTGGTTCCTACGCAACCCCGACTCAGCTTGCAGAGAAGCAGCAGAAAATCATGGTCAAGGGTATTCTGGAAGGTGATGGAACCGGAAATATTCAAGCTGCTGGAACCCTAGAAGGTGCTCTTGTGGAATACTCCGGAAGCGGTACAACGGACTACGATGGATTGCAAAACAGGCCACAGGTAAACGGCGTTACGCTTGAAGGAAATAAGACTTCCGCAGAACTCAGTTTGTACGGCAATGGAAATCCCCCTCCGTACCCCGTTGCTTCTGTGAACGGAGAAACCGGAGAAGTCATGCTTCATGACCTCAAATACACTGCGCAGAGCCTTACAAGTGCACAAAAACAACAGGCGAGATTGAACATTGATGTTCCTGCGAATGATGAAGTTCTGCTTCTGGAAGACACTGTGACAGGAAACTATATCAACATTCAAAAGGCAATGACAGCAGGCTCATTGCTTAAAGTGACTGCTGTTGACGCAGATGGAAACCCGACCGCACTTGCTGCGGCGATTCCGGGGACGGACTATATGCCGGCTGTCCCAGTTACCGCATCAGACAATGGGAAAACGTTGAAAGTCGTCAATGGTGTATGGGCGGCATCAAATTGATGGAGGAATGAATAACCATGAGATTATTGACAGTTGGAGGGAAAGTGGTTTCGGTCAGTGGAAAAGCCATTGAAATACCTGACTCATCTGGCGGAGTATATCAAATCGCAGTGGAAACGAGCGCGGGGGCATCTGTTTCAGCATCAAAAGGCACAACGACAGTTTCCGGGACGGCAGACACCAGCGGTAGTTGCACATTAACACTCTACGAACCAGGTGAGTGGAGCGTCAGTGCTTCACTGAACAACGTCACTAAGACACAGACCGTCAACATCGGGACTCAGAGCATGAAGCTGCCTTTGATCGAGCTCGCGGACGCGTTTGCGGCAAACAGCTGGGAGACGATCATTGCGGCGTGCCAGTCCGGAAACGTTCCTGACAGCTGGGCTGTGGGCGACAGCAAACCAATGGCGATCAACGGTACGAATTATCAGATCGATATCATCGGCAAAAATCATGATGTCTATACCGACGGCTCCGGTACGGCTCCGCTGACGTTCCAGTTGCATGATTGTTACAGCGAAGCGAAGCAGATGTACGATACCAACCTGAGCGGCCTCAGCTGGAAGAACACCGATATGCGTCTGACCTATCTGCCCGCGATTCTGGCACTGATGCCGGCGGAGGTGAAGAACGGCATCCACGCGGTAAACAAGAAGACATCTGAGGGGGGCAACAGCACGACGATTGAGACAGTATCGGACACGCTGTTCCTGCTTAGCGAGGTGGAGGTTTTTGGGACGAATCATTCTTCTGTACCCGGAGAAGGAATCCAATACGACTATTACAAGGCGGGCAACCCGAAGATCAAGAAGAGAGAAGGCGTTGACGAATTCTGGTGGGAACGGTCATCAGCCAGCGGCGGTATGTTTTGCAGAGTCAGAGATAACGGCCAGGCGGGCGCGTCCAATGCCTCAAGCAGCCTCGGCGTAAGCTTCGCATTCTGCTTCTGAGCAAAATAGGACCGAGGGATAATTGAATCCCTCGGTTCTTTGCATATTAGTCGTGATCTTCATCAAAATACATGATGCCGTCTTCACCTGAATCGAAGATTATTCTGTGTTTATTGCCCTCTACTTCCAATGGCGTGCTGTTCAAAAGCACTGCGCCTCTCCGACGATGCGGCAACATTAACGCTGCTGCACCTACACTTTCGGCCTCGACCGTGAGTTCTTCATTATCCTTTTCGTCGTACACAACAAGGAATGTGTAGCGGTTCTTGAATACATTCGTGTGGAGTTTACCTCCCATACATTCACTCCCTATACGTTGATATCAGATTTGAGCAGCAAAGCGGGGCGGATGCCGCCCGAGCCGGATGCGTAGTTGCTGAAGTAGTCGCCGTCGAAGCCGACGAACCACACGTAGTAGGTGTCGCGGGTGAACGGGGAGCGGAGCCACCGACACGCCCAAGGCGTGACGAGCCAGTACCAGTCACCCTCGTCCAGCGGGATCAACTCCTTGAACTGGCCGTACTGCCAGAGCGTCAGGGGCGCTGCCTTGACCGTGATGGTGCCGTAGCTCTTGCCGCGGTCGGTGCAGCTCAGATCCACCTCAAACGGGAGAATAGCTGCGGCCTCCTCCGAGGTGCGAGGCAGGGCCTCCACCCACTTGTCGATGCGCTCCTTCAATGTGGAGCAGATGTAGTCGTTGCGGTTCTCCGCATAGTCCTTGTCGTTGAACGGGCAGGACTCCTTGCTCTGAGCCAGCAGGACGAACGCAGCGCCGTCACCCTGAAGCAAAACAACGAATCTCTCACCTGCGAACTCAAAAGTTTTTCCGGGGATGATCTCTGAAAGTTTCTTCATGGCTGCCTCCAATTCTCTATTTAAATCTCTCTTAATCCTCCTGGCATAACATCAAAAATGCCGGCCGCGCCTTTTCCTTAATCTCTTTTTGCACATCTTCCGTTGCAAGCTCGTGCGTGAAAACTGGACGCTGCAAAAGCTGTTCCACATAGTTGTGAAACTCCCCAAAGCCACACATCAACACGCCAGTATAAGCCGATACGATAAGTCGTTCCTGTTTCGTCATAATATCCACTCACTCTTTCCAGACGTTTGCGACCGTGAAGGTCATACGCAGCCGACAGTTGACATCGGCGAGCGTCACCATATCTGCCAGCTTGTACATTTCTGAAATGCGATTGCGGATGCTGTCATTGAGAATACTGACTGGGAGAGGGAAGTCAACGTAGACAAACGTATTCTGCTCACGCAGCTCCAAATCATCCGCGTGCCACGGGGTACGCATTGCCTTGGAAATCGCTGCCGCGTGTTCCTTGAGTTTGTTGTATACCTCGACCTTCTCAGGAACCATCTCGGTCCCACGGAATGCCTCATTCTTCGCTGCCATTGCAGCCACCATATCCTGAATATCCATTGCCATTGTGTTTGCCTCCTATAATTTTTGATTTGCCCATGATGGGCTTCTGATTGTGTTTCTACCGATATTTCACGTTTTGTCCCGCTTTGGGAAAAGTTTTTTTAACTCCCGCACATTCCGCACCACGATTTTTACTGCGTCATCAACGATTTTGATATATCGTTCGAGGTTCAGCCCACAGTTATAGCCCATATCATTTGCATTCGGGTCGAGTTTGTAATCGAAACTGAACCGGATGGCGGAACGTGCGCGTTCCTCAGAATATCCAGAAGCGAGAAGCACACGGGACGGGGCGTTATCTCCGCTAGAACACGCCGCACCGGATGAAACCATCAATCCGTAAGCCGCAAGACGCAGGACAAGTGCGTGGTTCTCGATGTTTGGGAATGAAACGTTTGCAATGTACGGAGATTGCATGATTTCATTTCCCTTGTAAAGCAGCCCATTAAGCTGTGCGTCCGGTACTTCGTTCATGATACCATCAATCAGGCGGTCATGCAAGGTGGCTGCTGCATTTTTGAACTCTTCTATATGGTCTGTCCTGAACACTAACGCTTCTGCAAATGCGGCTGCGAGTGGAGCAGAAGGTGTTCCAAAATGGAAATTCGTTGTGATTGCTTCCGGATTTCGCGCGATCAACACGCCGATTCCAATCGGAGCACCAAACTTGTGACCACCTCCGCAAATGAAGTCTATTCCGCTTTCACGGAAGTTGATTTTTTGCTTCCCCATGGCTGCGGTACAGTCGGAGAACGTCAAATCATACCCTGAAAAGATACTTCTTAAATCATAGATTTCACCGGTTTCGTTGTTGGTGCAGATATGAGCGAAACCGTGAAACTCATTGCTTGTACGACTGATAAGTATGTGATCGGTAATGCTTGATACAGCCGAATGCTCTACGAGACTTGCAGTAACTTCACGGCATTTACCAAGCATAATTTCAATCGCGATTCTGCAAGCCTCCGTCGCGGATGAAACAAAGAACACTTGATCTGAGCTGCACTTTAAGCACTGCGCTACAGCTTCACGGGAAGCTTCCAACGCATTTCTGGCACTTTGCCCAAAAGAATGTAAAGAGTTTGGATTCCCCCACACTGCCGTTGATGCTGCATTGAAGGCGACCTTTGCGCATTGAAGTAGGGGCGAAGTAGCAGCATGGTCAAGGTAGATCATTCTCCCACCTCAATATCCTTCGGCCAACGCGGCAGCGCAGCGGCGCAGATTTTCTCATAGATTTCTTTCTGTGCAAGCAGCGTATCGCGTTCCTTCTGAATCACACGATATGCGTCTTCTAATCCGAATGGCTCGTTGAGCGGAATACGTACCTTTTCTGGTTCCAACGATTGAGATACATCTACGGTGCAGGTAGGGTGGACGATAAGCCCTAGAGAAACAAGAACAGCCTGGTCGACAAGTTTCATTTCATCAGCTGTCAGCGTACAGTAGTAGTTCTCCAGACGTTCCTTGTCAACTGTGTAGATAGCCTCACAAAGCGCAGTAGACTGCTTGCCCATCGTTTCAATGGAAACGTGTGTAGGCATCGGCTTTTTCTCGGCAGTTGTTAAATAAACTATTTCTACAGTTTCGGAATATGTATTGTTCTTATCGTTGCTGACAATGATTGCTGGGCGATTCTTTCTCGCTTCTGACCCGACAGCAGCATAGTCCTGACGAACCCAGAAAATGTCGCCCCGACGGATTCTTATATCCTGCATAGAAGTGTATCCTTTCTGTATTTTTCAATATGTATAGGGGCTGTGAAGCCCCATGAATTACTTCGCAACTGCGTTTTTCAGAATGCTGCTCGGCGAGAATTTTACCGAAAAACGGGCTGGAACCTTGATGTTTTCACCGGTCTTCGGATTCCGCGCATCTCTGGCCTTCTGGTACTTCGCAACAAACTTACCGAAGCCTGCGATAGTGACATCTTCGTGCGCAATAAGAGATTCTTCAATCGCTTCAAAAACAGCATCGACAGCTTCAAGGCTGGCGTTCTTCGACATACTGGTAATGCTGGAAACCGCCTGAACGAGTTCTTCCTTGTTCATGTGTAATCCTCCTTTCTCAAGAATGAATGGTGGGCCGTGTAGGTGTCGAGCCTACGACCGAGCCGTTATGAGCGGCTTGCTCTACCGTTGAGCTAACGGCCCATCTATGACCGGCTTAACGTACCGGACGTGAGGTCTTGCGCGCAGACCAACGGCAAATCAGGTGATTGCACACCGGCGCTTGTTTATCAGCAGTCCTGAAAGCGTCCCCCAAAGGTGCTGCCTAGCTTGGCGGATTTCGGTTCGCCCCAAGCATTACGAACAAGTGCGGATTCATCCAGTTCGACCACTAGTGAGTCTTTCCCAGCAAGCTGAACGGATCTTTCCAAAATGGACTTGTGCCGTCTCTACGAAGGTCTATATCCGCTTGACCTTTACATTTTAGGCCGAAACGCGCATTGGTTTCGGCAACCCACGCATCAAGCGCAGGAAATATGATGGCTGTTCATCAAACTCCATTTAACTACAGCTGGTATGGTCATTCAAAAGATTTTCATCTAAGATCACTGCGTAGCACCATCATATATTGCAGCGTGGCGGCTATCCCGCTTTCTGGCACATATAGCTGCGCTTATGCCTCGTTCTCCTTGGACTCTGCGGGTACAGAGTCTTTAGCCGGTGGCGCTACGCTCCACGATCACGCTATTGCGTGCGTGAATGGATAGCTGTATGATTCCCACCATGTTAATTTGTCGCGCGGAGAACCACAACGGGCGGCTGGCAGGGGTAGCAGGATTTGAACCTGCGCATATGGGAGTCAAAGTCCCATGCCTTAGACCGCTTGGCGATACCCCTGTATGCAGGCTCATGCAGCGGCGTCCCGCCGAACCAACCTGTAACCTTGACCAGAGCAGGCCCCGGTCGAGTAAGCGGCATTTCCACTTAAAGCATGATTTGATGATTCCTTCTGAGTGGGGAGTTCCCATTTCGCTTGTTTACTCCCAAACTTCGCTATCGGCTATATCAACCCGACGACACCGCTGCCAGATGCGGAGGTTTCATTCCATCGGGGGAAGTCATCCGATGGCGGGCATGGTGCGAAGCGCCTTATCCGCGTCATTATAACGGCGTTTTCTCCACATTGGCCGTAGCAGCTGATACTAACCATGCAGATTTGCGGACTTCGCTGGTGCGGCTCGGCAGAATCGAACTGCCTCAGGTCAGTTGCTCGTCGCTGCCCTTTACCAAATGCCGCGTGTTGCCACACTGACGCAGTGGCTACGGAGGGTTGAACTTTATTTGTAGAAAGCGCCACGACTCCCACAAAAGGGCGCTTTGGTGGATGCGGCGGGGATTTGAACCCCACATGGTGCAGGCAGTATGCGACGAGCTTTGTTCCCGTCCGAGGTGGCTACTTAAACCCCAATAGGTTTGAGTGTGCCGCGCTTTCCTGCACCGCATACCCTTGCTGCCTTTTCCATTCGGCCACGCATCCATTTTGGCCGTCTTCCACGCTTAGATTTTCACACGCTACCGGCAACTACAGTCCGAAGATCAGCAGCCCCTATTCCGTCAGGTCAAACCGGTCTTGACGCATCAAGACAAGCGCAGTTTTCAGCGGGCATTGTCATTCTTTGTGGGGTGAGACGGGAACCGCCCACATCAGCCGGGAGCGACCCGGCAACTGGTGGAACCGACCAGACTCGAACTGGTGGCCTCCTGATCCCAAATCAGGCGCGCTACCAACTGCGCTACGGCTCCACATTGGCGGCAGATGGAGGTGTCGATCCCCACGGCTTTCGCCGCGCACTGTTTTCGAGACAGGCTCCGAGGCCGCTCGAATTCATCTGCCGGATGTACTTAATACTTTCCTGCTGTGTACCTGTACTTGCACGTTTTCCACGGCTCGACGCACGATTCAAATATGCAAACAGCACCTGAATATCCGGGCTTTCCGCAGTATTCGCACATCAGCTCTGGATACAGCACCTTCATTGCGAAAAAGAGCCGCGCTCCGTCAGGACCGACAAACATCGGCTTTCCTTCGGGAGCATAGTGCCGGATCTGAACCGGAATCTCATCCCGCGTGTCGTAGTAGTTGACAGAAACCGGGCGCGATGCACTGTCTACAACAACGTAGACGTTTTTTGTGCCGTTGGTTAAGTAACGAATATCAAGACTCATGATTTACCTCCATTTGAATCAAATTTGTTTCTGATCTTTTCCAGCGATTGGTTGAACGCAAACTTCCTAGCAGCAGAATTTCGGTCTTCAAGTTTTGGAACGTAGACTTCTTCTCCGCAACTTATACAACAGGGTCTATTCTCAATATAGCTGAAACGCACCCCACAAACATTCACTCTCACGCGCTGAAGCTTTATCGAATAATCTGTCGTCTTACCGCACCTGATGCAGTACGCAGTATTGTTTTCGCCCATCGTTTTACTCGCTTCCATCATTTTGTCACAGCCAATCACTCTTGTCCCCCAGAGCCGCCATTACTCAACGCCTAGACGCGGCATTGCGCCGTTGGTCTGCGTCGCCACACCAGTTTTTCTTCCATCTTTCACGCCTCACAGCGAGCCGTCTGGAAGCCAAGAGGGGATTGACCACGGAACTTTTCAGCCCTGCGCCGGTGCATCGGTCGCATCCGTTTTTTCACACACTAAGCCGGAGCCAGCTAATTAAATTCGCAATCTGTCGTACTTGCACTACCTACAGATTGAGCGGATGGCCGGATATATCATTTCACCAAGCCTTTGGAACTTCAAAACTTTCCCTGGACCCGCCGTAATGCCCATGTGGAGTGCGTGAGGAGAATCGAACTCCCACCATCAGATTGGAAGTCTGAGGTTCTGCCATTAAACTACACGCACATATTTCCCATAGCCAAGCTTCCCAGCTTGGAGCACCGGAATCTCTAAAATGTTCCGGCGAGCGCCTGCGCTTACATGGGTGACGCTTTTCTTCATTAGAAAGGAGGCCATATGCCGTGCCGCAGAAAAATCAAAAAAACTGCGGCATTGTGGTGGAAATCGGATTTGAACCGATACCGAGTGGACTATGAACCAATCAGTGCGCCATTGTTCCACCATGTATCCAGGCTTGTTTGCAAACCTGGATAACTCTAGTTTTCTTGGTTTTTCTTCCCGACATTCTTGTTCCCGGAGTTTTTCGTTTTCTTGGTTTTTATCACGCTATTCCCGGCTGTGGTATTTGTTTCAACCGGAGTGTTCCGAAAAAATCATCTCCGGCAGCCTCCAATTTGTCAATGTTTCTCCGCGCCTGACGTTCTTTTTCATCCTGCACTACTTTTGTTAATCGTCTGTTTTTTCGACTCGTCAGTTTTCCAGAATAAACTTGCGTCGTAGACACCGACTCGTGTCCAAGCTTTGCTTGCAGTTCCTCGAAGGTCATTCCACTGTTCAGATCGAGCCTTGCTCCAACATGCCGCAGATCGTGGGAACGAATCATGTCTACACCAGTGACAGCCTTTACATGCCTCCGAACGATGTCTGACAGCCACTGCCGAGTCCCTGCGTGCCATTCTTCGCCTTTGTTGTCACCTTTGAACTCAAATGTTGCCTCTGTACCAAAAAGCGGATCTGTGCTATCAACAGTCACTGGCCGGATTCCGCTGTTCAGATACATGCGGATGGCAGTCTGGGCGATGATAGGAAAGTCCACTTGACGGAATTTGTCTCCTTTTCCGTGTTCGACGGTCAACTCTGCGTTTTCCCAATCGAGATCGTTCGGAGTTAGCGCCAGAAGTTCACTGTTTCTGATTTCTGTTGTCAGAAGCAAAATAACAATGGCGTAGTTTCTAGGCCAAAGTTCTGGCCGCTTGAGTTTCGCTGGCGGATTATTTCTCCAAAGCAGCAAAACCTGTTCGTCGGTCAGAAGCTGGTCATACGGGCGTTTCTCCAATTTCCTTGTGTCTGGCATCAGGAGTTTTGAAACTGGATTCCGTTCATACCATCGGTTTTCGCCCAACTCCTCAGAAGAAGCGAAATTGTAGAGTGCGGAAAGAACCGTCAGGTATTGCCTGATTGTAGTCGGCTTTTTGCCATCTCTGCGCAGCTGATCTCGCCATGCTTGAATGTCCGTGAAGCTTTCTTCGCGCCTGTCCCACAATTTGTTTTCCAACATGAAATCGGAAAACATTTTGAACACAAACTCTTCGTTTTTGATTGTTGTTTCAGAACGGCCTATCGCTCGAAGGTTTTCTTCGTATGCAATCATTGCTGACCGGAATTTTTCATAGGCGCTTGGAAATCCCATATGAAATCCTCCTTACATTTTTCATTATACTCATAGGGGCAAATGTTTTTTTACATTCTTATGTCAACCTGCCGCTTCTTTGCTTTGCCCCGCATTTCTTCGCAACGCATATCCTTTTCACGGCCCCTCAAAGCATTGCTTTTCCTTTGCATTTCGCTGCTTGACGTAGCCAACCTGCACCACTTCAATGCTGCACAACTCAAAACAATTCCTTGCCTTGCCGTTTCACCGCGTAGCGACTCAATCCGTATCACCGCCAAGCCGTTGCAGATCAAATCGATGCTATGCCTTTGCTGTTCCAACCGCTGCCGTGCCTTGCGAAGCAGCCCAGCGCAAGACTTCACCTTGCCTTTTCATAGCTCCGCTTAACTCCGCTCCGCCGTTCCATGGCTACTCGCTGCTCAACCAATCCGTCGCTCTGCTTGACTGCGCGATACACTTCCATTGCTTTTCAACGGTGTTCTCAACTGTCCTTTGCCGTCGCTATGATTATCAGGTCGATACACTTCCGTTGCTGTGCCATGCGAATCCGTGCAATTCCATCGCCATTTCAACGCAAGACAGCGCTTCGCGTTTCCGTTGCTAACCAGCGCATTTCTTTGCTGTTCCATTGCCGGGCAGTGCGAGGCTGAGCAAGTCCTTTGCTTCCCGTCACCAACCCCCGCATCGCCCTTGCGTTTCTGTGCGCGGCGACTCTTTACTTTGCCATTCCTTTGCTGTACAATGCACCGCCCCGCCCTTCACAGCTTTTCCTTTGCCATGCCGCTCGACGCACCACCGTGCCGCTGCTTTGCTGAACATTGCTTGCCTCTTCTCCGCCACTGCTATACTTTTCAACTCTTTGCTGATCCATTGCGTTGCCGAGCTACGCATCGCCCCGCAAAGCCTCTGCTGTTCTTCTGGTTCCAAAACAGAACTCAGCCTGCCCTATGCAGTTCTTGACTGTGCGGCGCTCCACCTCTCCGCTGCTATGCCTAGCCCCACTCCACCTGGCGTTGCATCACTTCGCTTATCCTTTGCTGTGCTGAGCATTTCTGGTCAGTGCTGGTCCTTTGCGATGCCAATCAAGGCCGCGCCAAACAACGCATTTCCGTCGCCCCGTTCGGCGGGCCTATCAGCCCGCCTTTTCCTCCGGGAAGAAGTTCGCTTCCTGCATCATGTAACCGAATTTCTCTGCCGTGCCGCCAAGGTTGTTGCCTTCCTCGTCGAGCATCTTGTAGACGAACCGGCCCTTGCCAGAGTTACGCCACTGACCGAGACCACGGAAGAATCCATTGTCCAGCCACTCCATCAGCAGTGCTTCGTGCGCCGGGTCTGCGAGTGTTACGCCGAACTGAATCGTGCTTCCAGCCGGGATTTCCTCGGAGTTTGCGAGGCTCACGCGCTCACCCTGCGCAGTCTGCGCACGGAGCGGCCGCTGGCATTCGCCGATTTCTCCGTTGACGTTGATGGAAATTGCGCGGGGGAAGGGGAAGATCATACCGTCGATGACCTTCTTGAACGCTTTCAGGCCGCTGGACTTTGTGTACTTGGCACGGGCGAGGGCGCTGCAAGTGTCTTTGAAAAAGCCTTTAATCTGGTAATCCCAGAATACGGGCTTGCCATCGACACGGGGGAATACCGTCATTGCCTTATCAGCTACAGCTTCCGCGCCGATTGCTGCAACCTCATCTTCGATTGTGTTTGCGTCCGGAGACTTGGACGCGATGAAGTCACGCGCCACATTCTCGTTGCTCGGCCAGGTGCCCAGCACCGGCTCGATGAACGTGAGCTTGATGTACCGTCTGATCGCCTTTGTTTCCTGTGCTTCCTTAGTTGCCTTTGCCATTTTGAATTACCTCCATAAAATAATTGTTGTTGTGTGATTGCTTACATTTACTGTTCTACCGGGATTCTGGTTTTGTCCCGGAAAATCTACGCTTTTTGCGGGTATCTTGCGGGAACTTACGGGCATTTTGCGGGTTCACAAGCCTGCTTCGCAAGTTTGTCGAAGGATTCAAACCTTCTTACAATCGGGACGCACGCTGTTTCAGCGTAGAGTGTCCATGAGCCGTCGCAAGTGTTATAAAATACGTCGAAATCCGCTGCTGTCTTTTCTGGATATTTCGGCGTGTACCCGGCACTGTATCCGTTTCTGCACTGTGAGAAGTTCCAGTGCTTTGCAACAAAGTTAGGCCAGTAATCGCGGAAGCCTGTACAGAAATCTCTAAAGGTCATGTCAGTCTGCCTCCCGAACGGATTTGTACCCGTAGTCATGATGGACGAACTCTTTCAATTCCTCTGCGGTCATAAGTCTGGCCATCTTATCGATAGCTGCAATGTTGTGGCGGCAGGTGGCTTTTTCGGCCTTCGTCATGGACTCACAATCCAGCCAGTTCCGACGATCCCATTCCATGTATTCGGCAGCAGACATCGGAGTTTCGCACGCCATGTCTTCCGTCTTCCGGAACGCATAAGAGATCTTTCCGTCTTTCGTGAAGTCGATGAACAGCTGGCCGTCGTTGTTGTCCTGCCAGTCAAACACAACATCATTGAAAGGCTTGTCTGGAAAAACGTCCTTCCATTCTTCGATGATCTTGCTCGAAATCTGGTAGTCCTTGAGGTCGAAGTTTACGTCCAGGATGCGGCCCAAATGTTCGACGTTCACGTCGCGGAGAAAAATCCAGTTGCTGTAGTCCTTGACCGAATCGATGTACTCAATGCCGTATCTAGCACGCGAAATCATTCGCTCGGCATAGTTCCATTGATAGTAGTTTGCGACGATGAGCTGCCCGGACGCGCGGACATAGATCTGTGAACGCTGTCCCATTTCAGATACCTCCGTACATCAGATCAGCGACGCGAACGTCGAACGTTTCCTCGAACCAGTGCCAAATTTCCTCCCGATTTGTTCCGGCCGGGAACCCGTGCCATGCTTCCTCTATGCACTCTGTTTCTGGGTTCATCGGCACATCGCCGAACTCGTTCCATAATTCCTTGACTTTCTTCATTGTTTTTGGCCTCCTGTATGGTGTTTTGTCTTACACCTATGTTTCTACCGAAAAAATGGATTTGTCCCACTTCCAAATAAATTTCTTACCGGAAATCATGCTCAAAGAAGTCTTCACAAGCGCGTTCATGTTTGAGAAGCCCTTCTCTGGACTTTTCGTATAAGGCTCTGGTAAACTCTACTTCACGAGAAAGTTCGCTATCTTCCGGAGAAAAGTCCGCTGTGTCACGCGCAGAATTCAGTTTCTCGCGCAGGAGCTCGCATTCCTTTTCCCGGATGTTTTTCTCTTTCTCAAGCAGAGAAGCGATGGTTGAAAGTGTCGCATATGTCATTCCTCAATACCCCCAATCTTGAATGACCTTTCCATCTTTGACGAGCCTCGGAAAGAACTTCCCGCCCGTTGCCTCATCCATTTTCTGCGCGGCCTCCCGCGCCTGATCGACACTCTCAAATGTGCCAATCAGAGCGGGGAAGTCGGAATAGTTGTCGTACAACGTGTACAACCGCACGCCTCCGTTCAAACCGTCGCAAGCACACCGCTCGTGATGAGCAGCGTGGCGGCTGCGGCAAGCGATGATACGACGATCACGATAGAGGCAATACAGCGGTGTTTGCGTTCCAAATACCGTTTGTAGGCCCGCTGTGCGTTTCTGGCGCGCACAACGTCTGCGTGGTGATTAACCAGATGGCTGAAAACATCTTCTGGGGTGAGTTCCGGCACATAGACCAGATCGGTTGATTTTTTGCTTTTCATTGAATTTTACGTCCTTTCTCTTTCTATTTCTGCGTATTTCTACGGTTTGCTATCTACCGAATATCTGTGTTTGTGACACTCCCCACGGCTAAAGCTTGGGGATTCTCGGTTCGCTGACCGTCGCACCGTAGCGGCGTCTTACACAGTCTCCCTGAGCGTATAGGTTTGGGCGTGTCCCGCCCTACCGTATGTTTAGGCTAGGCCAGTAGGCGCAATCCCTCGCTTAGAATATTTTTTGCTGCGTTGATGTCCCGGTCATGGTGCGTCCCACATTCAGGACACGTCCAATCCCGCACCGCCAGATTCTTCGTGTCGGTATTCCGATACCCGCAGCAGGAACATAGCTGACTGGATGGGAAGAACCGGTCTATCGCTATGATCTTTTTCCCATACCACGCGGCCTTGTACTCTAGCTGCCGCCTGAACTCGCCCCACGATGCGTCGCTGATGGACTTCGCAAGGCGATGGTTCTTGACCATGTTCTTCGGTGCTAAGTCTTCGATGCAGATCACATCGTTCTCGCGGATGAGCTGCGCTGAAAATTTGTGCATCATGTCGCTGCGCTGATTTGCGATGTGCTCATGCAACCGTGCCACCTGAATCCTCGCTCTCTCGCGTCGGTTGCTCCCCTTTGGCTTTCGGGAGAGCTGCCGTTGCAGTCTGGCAAGTTTCTTTTGGTTCTTGGCTAAATAGCGCTGGTTCTGGTATTCCATCCCTTCGGACGTGATTGCGAACGCTTTCAGTCCCATATCAACGCCGATCACAGCACCGGTCTTCGGCAATGGCTCGATTTCAACGTCAGTGCAGCAGAGTGATACGAAATATTTGCCGCTTGGATTCTGTGATACTGTGGCAGAGAGGATTCTACCCTCAACCTTTCGACTGATACGGCATTTGACTTTTCCCAGTTTCTGCAGTTGAACTGCATTGTCAAAAACTCTGATGCTACCATTTGACTTATAGCTCTGTCTGTGGTTGCGCTTGCTTTTGAACTTTGGAAAACCGGGCTTCTCGCCGTTCTTTACTCGGCGAAAAAAGTTCTTATATGTGGCGTCTAAATTCCTCACAGCATTTTGCAAGGCGCATTTATCTGGCTCTTGCAGCCATCCGAGTTTCTGCTTGAGTACAGTGAGTTCCTTATCCTGCTGAAATCGTGTAGGAGATTTCCCAGTTTCTCGATACTGCGCAATGCGTTCAGAAAGAAAGTGGTTATACACAAATCGAGCACAGCCGAAAGTGCGCTGTATTAAGTTTCTCTGAGCCGCATTTGGGCACAGCCTAAATTTGTAGGAATATTCCATGTTTCATCTCCAACAATAAGTAGACTTGCAGCCCTTTACCCCATGCCTAAAGGCAGGGGCTTGTGGGCTGTTTCTTTGTCATTTTGATTTTCTCCCCTGAATTTTTCCTGATGATTGATGTTTGTGAAGCCACCGAGAAACTACTTTTTCGTTCAGTTTCTCGGAAAGACTGCTTGATTCTTCTCACTGCACCACGCCGCCCAAATCTCCGGCACATCTTCGCCGAGATTCAGCCGTTTGAAACAGAACATCATGAACCGGACAAATTCGTCCATGTCATCGACTTTTCCAAGAAGTTTTCTGAATTCGTTTTCCATGGTATTTTCTCCTCTCACATGTTAGAAAGTCTTTCGGTTAAGAACTGCGCCGAATGGCGCTGAATGATTGCGGAGTATATCGCCCGGAGTTTCGGGTCTGCTGCAATAACGGTCAGCTTGTTTACCGCCTGAATTTCGGCGGACTTCGCACCGCCTGCTTTCATCCGCTCCCGCTGGTTATTCACGCGGGTTTCGAGCTTTACACGCGCGTCCGCTTCCAGCTCGTCATAGGTCTGCTTGGTGAATTGTTGATAATTCAGGCCGTTTTCAAAACAGACCCGGCGGATTTTCTGGCGCGTTTCATCCTGCCAATGGTCGCGGCTGACAGTAGGGTAGGATAGCGCAGAAAATGCTTCCTGTACGGTTTCCTGCGTGGCCTGCGTTTTTTCTTCCAGCGCTTTCATACGCTGCTCCTGCTCCAAGTTGATCTGCACCTGCATGGCGAAAAGCTGCGCCGTGCTCATGGCTTTGGGCGCGGAAAGTTTTTCGCGCATTTCCTCGAATGCTGTGACGTATGCCGCAGTGAACAGGACACCTTTTTCACCGGTCATCTTGTTCGCTACCATGTCGCAGCCCTTTTTGGTCAGAAGGTAGCACGGGAGCGTTCGACCAATGCTGTCTTTGTAGCTGGATTCAATGAAGAAGTCATTGAGCCCAAAATTGGGCTCAATGGTTTTTCCGAGAATTTCAGCATATCCTCGGATGTCCCTGATGAGATGCCGATGATCTTTGCCAATCATTTCCGCGACTTCGCGGCTGTCTACGACTTCCACGCCGTTTTTGTTGATGATTTGTAACTTGTTCAAATTATACACCCCTTTGATCGTTGTTCTGGGAATTTCCCTCTACCCTCATCATAACAAGCGGTGCAAATGTTTTTTTACATTGTTATGTCTACCTAGAAAAGGGTATAAAAATCCCCGTGAAAAAGCGGTTGACTTTCACACGGGTTCCGTCTTATAATAGATTAGACGAAGCCCTTGTGGCTTTGGGCGATAGGGTAGGACGTGCAAACTTTGGTCGGTGAGGACGTTCTACTCTATTTCTTTATCTTGGCGTACTTCTCGCGGATCAAGTCCCGGACAATTTCAGATCGTCCCGCGTTTTCATGCTTGCAGCATTCGTCAAGCTGCTGGACGGTTTCGGCATCCATGCGCACGCGGAGCATATAGTCCTTTGCGGTTCCGTCGAGTTTCGAGCCGTTTTTCTTAGCAACGATTTTCAACACCTCCGTTTGTTGCTACAAATATATTAGCATAATGTAGCTACAAAGTCAACCATAAATTTCACAATCTCAGGAAAATTTTCTTTCTATTTTTCTATCTACACGAAATATGTGATTTGTCCCGGAATGCTTAATATTTACTGTATTTCCACAATAGCACACATGTGCTGTCGAAACGTGTCGCAAAGCGTCGAAAATTACATATAGCGTACAAAAGAAAAGCCGCCCGTATGGGCGGCTCTCTTTCAGTCAAACACATAGTCATCGAAAATATTGTAGAAGTGAAAATATGTTATGGACGTGTCTGGATATTCTACCGTGATTCCGTCTGTGAAGTTTCTCCAATAGAATACCCTTGTTGACTTATACCCAACCTGTGTATTCGGATACTTGTAATATCCAAGATAATATCCGCCCATTAACTTTTTGCCCGGAAGGTACTGAGAAACCAAGTCATATACATCTACCTGATAAGCACGCAGCGTTGAAATTGCTTCTTCTTTTTGCTCATCTGTGTATTTGATTGAATATTTGAGATCATACCACGGAAAGTAGCATTCGGTCCTCACTTCATAATCCTGCGGGAACATTGATGAAGTGTTTTCTGAAATTGTGACTTTAGCTTTAAAATCGCCAAACGGGGTAGAGATGGTTCCCATCTCTTGATTTATGTAAGAGGCCAGTCCGTCAACAGTTGAAAGGTCATAAGTTTCGCTGATCTCTTCTCCTGCTTGGAAATTATTATTATCCGATTGAACGTCAGAATTTCCGCTAGTTATAAGAACGGCGTTGTTCGCTCCGTCCCAATCAATGCTAACGCCAAGAGCTTCGCTAACCTTTCTAATCGGAAGATATGTTGTCCTTCCACCAGTGCTGTCAATATAAACCAAACCAGAAGGAGCATTACACCCATTCCCAAGAGGATAAGACCCTCCCTGCCAAACGATTGTTTTTCCGTCTACTTCGACGTTTGGCGATTTAAAGCTAATCTTTCCTGTTACGCTAAATTCAGGGAAGTCTATACTTATTTCACCCATTGAAACAGCAACGGCTCCGATGGAAAAAGCAATGACGAGTACGGCAAAAAGAAAACCCATAACAAAAGCTCTGATGTTTTTCATTTGATTTGCTCCCTTCTATGTTAGTCGAAGTAAACCTGATCGCCGATTTGAACCATGACCAGCGACACTTTATCCCCGTCCACCTTTGCCATGATTCCCCAAGTTTCTTTCAGCATGGCTCCGTAGCTGTTTTCTGATTCAACTGTTCCTGCCATCATGTATACGCCGTCTTCACCTTTTTGGAATTCGCAGTCAGACATACTGCAAAACTTCGCACTGGAAGGGGATTTCAGGTGGTTCTTCACACATTTCTCAGCAAGAGTATACACGCCTGCCATGATTTCATCGGAAGAATACTTGGACGAGCTAGACTGTGACGAACTACTATTGCTCGAACCAGCGCTGCTTGCGGACGTGCTGGCTGACGTTGAACTCGTATTCGTGGCGGGTGAATGACGTGACATTCCTCTGGATGGGTCACTTATAATGCCAAGTGCAAGCAATGCGCTCATGATGGCGGCAAAAATCAACACGGCGCGTCGATCTTTTTTCTTTTCGTTTACTCCACAATCGGCTTTGTCACTTGAAGGAATACTTTCACCTAATGGTTGTTCCTTTTTCGGTTCGCTGGCTTGAGCCGATGGCGAAGTTTCAAAATCCATAGCCCATTCAAGTAGATCTTGCGAAATTGGATATCCACAATTAGGGCATGAAAGCGCCCTGTCACTTATTTCTCGCCCACATTCCGGGCATTTGATTAGAGCCATTGCAAATCCCTCCTTAAATTCTCCCTAGTTTATCCTACCATACCATTCCATATTTTCAAGCGCTTCCGTCGAAATTTGTAAATTCTGACGGAACGCCCCACTATCCTTCTACCTGCATTTCGCATTTGTCCCGCCTGCCCTTAAATTTTCTTGGTTTGTTGACATTATGTTATTGTACCGTTAAAATAAAAAAGCCCACCTTCCGGTGGGCGGGGCGCTGCATGGAGGTGGCAGACGGTCGGCACTTCCTATAAAGGAGGTGTTGCGCATGGCTACATGGACTGAGATCTTCTCGTTCTCCACCGTACTCATCGCATTTGCGGGTTTGATCGTTCAGATCTGCAAAAAGAAATGACCGCCATCAGCATAAAGGTTAGGTCAAATCCCATAGGCATCCTTGGCTGACCGCTTGTGGCAGCGCCCCTTTTTCTTCATTATACCGCAAAAACTGAATGTGTCAATGAAAACCAGAACCGTCCGAACGTGGATGGCTCTGGTTTTCTTGGTTTTCAACCATTTTCGTGGCCTCGCGGAAATGGTAACTTGCGTATAACTTGCTCACAACTTGCTTACAACTTGCTTACAACTTGCGTGTGTTTTTCGTGCGTTTCGCGTGCTATTTTCCTATATTTGAATGGAGTTTTGCGACCAACTTGCGACCTGCTTGCAATCAATTTCGTGACCTCACGAAGATGATTCAAATCTGAACAACGGCAGACTTGTACAGTTTCTTCACACCGTTCACGACGACTACCTCGCGGCTCTGCGAGACGATTTCCTTCCCGTAGGTTTCTGTCGGTGAAATGTTGTTCACTTCACAGACGGCCTCCAGCGCCACCAGATCGCCGGGTTTCAGCGGCAATCCAGTCGAGGCGGAGATAAATTCGTTTTCTTGGTTTATCCGGTACTCGCCGGGTTTGTAGAACATCGGCATCCCTCCAATCTCATCCCATTCTAACATATAGATTCTGATATTTCTACATGACTTGGAAATTTAGGCGGGAACGCAGAGCTTATAACCGTACCGCTTGATGTGGGACAGGGGATAGTACACATTCTCAGCCCACGAAATCCATACCGGATTCTTGCGATTACAGATTCTTCCTTTTTCAAGCACGATGTTTTGACCACGCTTCTGAACTGTGATTTTCGCGCCAAGCGGGAGATTTTGCAGACTGTTCAGATTTTTCCTATCAGCAGCCTTTTGTGCCGCATTGTTCCGGCAATCCTCTCGCCATTCCAACGCCCATTCATCGTCGCGATGGGAAAGCAGATTTAGAATGGATACCGGGCAGTCGCGCTCACACGGCCCCATGGATTCATCGATGTCCTTGTAACCAAAGTTGCAGTATTCGCGGCTGTCTACGCTCGTCAGGCATACGCCAGCGAAAACGTAGGGTTCCTGTCCGGGTCTGCTTCTCTCACAAGCACCATACCACGTCGCGCCCACCATTGCGGATTTCAGAACGCGGCATTTGTCCCCGGTTTCTTCATTGTTCCATGTGTACAGATCGTCGCACTCTGCTTTGCGGTCGATGTTGCCCCTTCTATCGTAGAATTTCGCACACTGCCAAGTCCAGCCCATTTTATGTACCTCCCAATTTTCTTGGTTTTCCTGTTCTGCTTTTGTATCTACCGGAAGCGGGAACTTTGTCCCGCCTCCGGCAAACTTTTTGTCAAATGGAACGATAGAACATGCTGTCGATGTAGTCACCGATGCAGAGCGCCCACTTGTCGCCCTCACACGTCCAGCGGATTTTCGGTGTTCTTCGGATTTTCTCGCCTGTCGTCTGGTTTTTCAGCGTGACGGTCGTTGCGGTCGATTTGACAATTTCCCATACCTGTTTGACGCGATGTCCATCAACATATGCGCCGACTTCAAATGTTTCTCCAACCTTGAATGGGTGCGTCGGCTTTATCGTTTCCTCTGCTTTAACGATTTCCAGAATCTCGGCGTATGCGGCAGTCAGATTGAATCCGTTCGGGGTGCGATAGATAATGTTCTTCGGGCCAGTTCGCAGGACGGTGCAGTCGTTGTAATGTTTGATTTTCACGACGTAGCCCGGCTTGATGTTTTCCTTGCTGAACTGCACGCCGCCCAGCTCGTCGATGCAGGACTGATAATAGCAGAGGCGGGAAATCTCGGATTCCAGACGCTCTTCTGCGTCTTCGATCCAGCGCTCGATCTCTGCACGCTCGATAGGCGTACCATCGAAGCGCTTCTGCTGTTCTCCCATTCCGTCGCATTCCAGCATGGCATGGTAGTGGTCGAGATTTTTCTGGATGGCCTTGATGTTCTTCTGTGCGTCTTTCACGCGGCGGTCGCAGAATGCCTTATCCTTGGAATTTTCCAGATTTGCTGTTCTGCGTGCGGCTTCGGCACGTTCGGCGTAGTATTCCGATTTTTTGAACTCGTCCATGCCGCGCTCAAAGGCGGCAAACATTTTTTCGCGCTGGCGCGTGAAGGTACGCCCGGAGGATGTGTTGATGTTGGGCTGGGTGAAGAACGCAATATCGCCGCGCCTGGCGTTGATGGGCTTTTGCAGCTGTTCGCCGCGTTGCTCTGCTGCATCGGCGCGCGCGTCCATGCGCTCGGCTCGTTCTTCCGCGCGGGCTGCTTTGCGCTCCATTTTTTCCTCGAAGGAAAGAAACTCACCCGTCTTTCCCTGATTCTCCGCGCCAAGGCTCTTTGCAACCTGTTCTGCGCGCCAGAGGTTCGGGATTTTTGCGCGGCTGACCCAACAGCCGCCGTATCTTGAAAAGAGGAAGTTGCTTTTGATGGTGGATTTTTGATCGTCAGAAAGCGCCTGGTATTCGGATTTATCAAAATGAAGCTCCAGCTTCTCGGTTTCTCGGTTGATGATGTAATACATGGTTTTTCTCCCTTCTTATCTAAAATCGTGCGATTCAAAGTCTTCTATGGTCACGTTCTTCTTGTGCAACTTGTTCTATGTGCGCCCGGACACACTGCGGAAGATCCTGCTTGTAGTAGGTGGTTTCTCCGCTAGAGGATATGTGGGCGACCGTCTGATAGTCGTGATTTACCTCTTTCGCCCTGTTCCATACCGTCAGCCCATTTCCGAGATACCCAAAGCCGAGTCTGTAGTCATCTTTCATGGCGGTTTTCTCCCTTCTCATCCTTGCCGAGTTCGTATGCTTCCATCAGGGCGTCCCGAAGTCCCCAAACAGCAACATTGAGAAAGTCCTCGCTGTCTGAGTTGCGCGTTTTCAAGTCTCCACGATCTGCAACGGGCGGCATATGCTGCATGGCAATTTCCAGAAGCTTACGTTCCGTTTTTTTGCTGTATTTCATGGTTGCACCTCCGGTTTCTGTTCTGGTTTTATATCTACGGGAAAAGGCGGGATTGTCCCGCCATTTTTAAAATCAGGCGCTGAGAATGTCGTAGACCTCCTGCGTTTCGTAGCGGATGACCGCGCGCCCCTGGCTGTCCTCGCCGTCGTACATGGGACCGCAGAAGTTCTTGAGCTTCGGTGCGCCCTGCAATTCCGCCCGGCACGATGTGCTGTGGAACTCGCCGGAAGTCTCAAATGCTTTTTTTAAGTGTTCGGCAGTTTCATACGTTTCGACAATCATACGAGGCTGCGGGTCATCCGGGTTCATGCTGACGACCTTGTAAACCTTACCCTTCTGCTGAATCTCGGACAGGTGAACGCGCTCGGATTCTTCGGCAATCTTCTGCTCCTGCGGGAATCCATCAACCAGACCGTAGAACATATTCTTGTCAAAGCAAAGGAAGCTTCTGGGCTGCTCCCATGTTGTATCCTGCCACCCGGAGAAGATTGCCACGGGCTTTGTACCATAGAAGCGCATTCCATAGACTGAGCGGCCACCGCGCTTTTTGAAGTAGATCGTCAGCGCGTCTTTGTACTGCGCATAAGGCTTGATATCTGCGGAATGTGCGTTGATGTGCAAAAAGTACACACCGCCGAACTCACTTTCGGTTACGATAGTCATTTTGTGATTCTTGGAACCGGCTGCTGCGTTCACGGCAGCGGCGATTTCCCGGAAAATTTCGAGTTGCGTCATTGTATGTAGCCTCCTGTTTTTCTTGGTTTTCTTTACACCTATATATCTACCGGCGCAGTGGCATTTGTCCCGCTGCGCCGGTACTTTTTCATTCGACTTCCTGCTCGGAGATTTCCCAGCTGTAGACCGTGGCCTGTTCCAGATAGTCACGCCCACACCGGCCGAGGTGAATGCTCATGGGTTCGTCCCACGACATATCCTCGTCCCAGAAATCTTCGTCGTACTCCGCGCGGATGACTCCAGCTCCGGCCACGATCTGCGCACGGGCTTTCTCTATCGTTGAAGAAACACCCAGGACTTCCACGCCCTCATTGTCGGGCGTATCCCAATGATGAACCACTACAAAAACTTGCATGATTTTTCCTCCATCAAATGTAGTACCAGACGATGAACTTGTTTTCTCTGCCGTCGGCGGACTGCCACGGCGTCATGTGTGCCTTGCGGCGCTGCTTTTTGCGAGCCGCCACAAATGCGGCGGCTTGCTGTTCTGTGCTGAAAAATTCAAAGGTTTTTCGGTACTGGTTTCGTTTCATTTATTTCTCTCCTGCGTGATGCGAAGTTCGTGAATCAGGTCTTGCAGTTCATACAGTTTTTCAATCTGCGTTTTTGTCAGGTTTTTGTTGTGGAATTTGAAATAACTGAGAATTTCGTCGATGCTACGGATAATCTCGCTGTATAACATGGTTTTTCCTCCTGTTCTGGTTACGCCGACTGCTCGGCAGGCTCTGCAAATTCCTGCGAAATTTTGAATAGCACCATTTTTTTGAGTGCTTGCCTGCTCATGGTTTTTTCGTCGTAGCTGTTCGGACGGTCCCAGATACGGACGCGAAAAACGCCGTTGTCCATGTCTGCGATTTCGCGGTATATGCAGACCGTCAAACTCCCTGTGAAACAGATCTTTAGTGCGTTCAATGTGCTTGCATCGCCCCGGAAGATCTTCATGCCTGAATCAAACAGTTTCGCGGCGGTTTCTTCGGAAAATGCAAGGGCGTGCTGCTCGACGTTCTCAAAACAGCCGAAGACGTTTTTTGCGTCGTAGTTTGCAACGAATTGCATGATTCCGCCCCCTTTCACAGAATGAACTCGATGAGCGAGTCCGCGCACAGGATAATGATGAACATGACTGCGATGGCTGCGCCGGTGAGGAACATCTGCAGGCCGCTGGATTTGTAATAGTGTTTCATTTCGCGCCTCCGTTTTTTGTTTTTTCTTTACACTTATACTTCTACCGGAAAAACGGATTTGTCCCGGAAAATCACATAAAATATTGTCACTATGATAAAAAGTAAGCCGTCCCGGATGGGGCGGTTTTTTGTATATTTGCGTATATATATTCAGAAAGTATCACATAGTGCGCACATTGTGCGAACATTGTTACACCAGAGATAGAGATAAGAGATAGAGATAAGAGATAGAGATAAGAGATAGAGATAGAGATAGAGATAGATTTAACAGTACCTGACGGTACTGTTCGTCAGCCCCGTTTTTACGAGGCCGACGAGTTGACCCCACTTTTCACTGCTAAGCCCTCAGAGACTCCACCTGCCGCGAAGTGAAGAAATGGGATAGTTTCATCCGGCAGAACCCGTTCGCCGCTTCTGCGGCCTCCAGCGGCTCGTCAGTGGCATTCTTACGGGTGACATACTTCCAAATCGGGAAGGACGCGATGGCGTGCTCGCCCTTGCGGACGATGAAGCCACGCTGCTTCCAAGCGTTGAACGTGTGGATTTCTTCGGGGATTTCGAGTTTTTCGGTGCTTCCGTCCTCGTTTACCACGTCGATGAATCGGCCCGTGCCTTTGAGAATGCCGTCGTTCATCAGGCGGATAGATTCGTCAAGAATGATTGCTGCGTTAGTCATGAGTAAGTACCTCCGTTTGTCTTGTCTTTCTATCTTTATTTCTACCGGAAATCGGCGTTTGTCCCGCACTGGATAAAGAAAAAACGCCGGAATTTCTTCCGGCGCTGTAATTGTGCGCGCTTATTTCAAAAAACTTTCGGCTGTTTCAACTGCCCACGCGATTGCGGCGTCGAACGAACGTATAAATTCCCGTGTCCGCATAGAACCGCCGAAGAACGTGTTCCCGACCGTCACAACGGCATCGTAATACTTGCAGCCACCGTCCGAATGCTCTGCGACCTCTGCCCGAACTTCGCGCCCTGAAATCGTGCGGCCAATTCGGCTTGAAACGTAGTTTGATCCTGCGGTCCAGCCCTCCGGCGTGTACATCTTTGAGGCCATATAATCAGCGGGGAAGTCAACCGTGATCTTCCCGTCGTGGTAGTCATAGGCGTTGCAGTCTGCGAACATTTTTTTATAAACACGATAAGGGATTGCACGACTTTTTGCTTTTGACATTGTAATCACTCCTTCACAAGTATTCGCTTCTGCTTATATATCTACCGAAACGCGGCCGCTTGTCCCGCTCAATCGAAAAAATAAGGGGCGATTTCTCGCCCCCATCAATCCCAAACGTGTTCTTGCACATATGCGTCCCACTCAACATTTGCGTCTTTTAACGCTTGCGCGTAGTCTCCACCGTTGATGATACTCTCAAGTGCTTTTCGGCCTGCGGCGGATTTCGCATAGTGTGGAGAATGCGACATTTTTTCCGCTTCCAAAAATGCGGCTGCGCGTGGATATTTCGCGCGCATGGCATCCATGTCATACTGCGGACGTGGACGGAGACCAACGCCGGAATCTCCGCGTTCCATATTTGCATTGAATTCTTCGTCCCAGGCTTCAAGATCTGCTAACGCGGCTCGAATCTCTTTGAGTCCGGAAATTGCGTCGATTTTCTCTTGATACTCCCGCGCGTCGCGTTTCTTAGCTGCATCGCGTTCTGCAAAGTATTCCAAAATTTCTGGTTTTCGCTTTCTCAGGTTCGCCATAATTTCAGCACGCGCTGCCGGCTCGTTCGGGAGTATGCGCGCCCAAATTTTATCTGGATTAAGCCAGCAAAGATCATATCGCCTTACGATCTCCTCAATCGTCATTTCTTCTGCTTTTTTCATGCTGCCCCCGTCCTTTACTGCCATTTTGCGGCACACCGCGCAAGAACGCGCCCGCTTATGCTTCGAATGCTTACGGTTCCCTTGATAGCGTCGCCGTCCAAGCGTTCCGCCGATTCAATGTAAACCGTGGTGATCGTCTCGTCCTGCGTGAAAAGGAACCCGTCACCATACTCCGTTTCTGCAACTTGCATAAAGTCGGGCAGTTCGATTTCTGTGTGGAGCCAAGTACCGGGGAAGTTTTCCTTTGACTTGGCCTTTATGACGATTTTATCCGGGATGTTTCTTGCTCCGGATGGGATTCTGTAAAGATGTGCAATCATGGTATTCATCCTTTCGTTTTTCGCCTTGATTTTTGTTGTGTGATTGCCGTTCCGGCGCTGGACGTCAGGCGGCATAGCATACATCCCACGCGCAAATGTTCGCCGTACTCCACGCGGCAGAAATCAGCGCTTCGGCGTCCACGCCCAGAACGCCGGAGATTGACCGCAGAACGCCCAAGACATCCTCCGAGGTGTCGACGGACGCGTCGTCCATTGTGCCGTCTGAAAAGCGCCAGTGATAACCGTCGGCAATCACGTCGACGTAGTACCGCGAGCCGAAGTCACCGCAGGACGTGTCGTCGATCTCGACGGTGACAAGCTGGCCGTTAAGGCCGACCACGACACCGCCGGAAAACTGCCAATAACCGCCGCCATTATTTGCAGTGTCCGGGTTATAATGGGGATTTGTCTGCTCTCCCCACGCGGAAACGATATTAAACATGTCTGCCATCCCCCCACAATTTTTTTGTCGTATTTTGTTTTGTTTTGCTTCATCTGATTTTATTTTATATTCTACCATATTTTTTGGATTTGTCCCAGCTTTTTACGAAAATTTTTCAACTTCTGAAATCTCTAGTTTTCTCGGTTTAGCTGGTTTCTGTGATCTGCTGATTTTGTTGGTTTTTCCCGATTCCTGATTTTTTTGGTTTTCTCGGTTTCGCTCCGTCCATTTGTTTCCTTGGTTTTTTTGGTTTTTCTGGTTTTCTCGGTTCTGGTTTGCTTGATTCATCAAAAAGTGAATAATTATGCGCATAAAAGAGGCGCGGAAGTGAATCACAACCGCGCCGCCGAGTGTATCATATTTTGCGGTAAACGCAGCCCGTCCACGCTTGGCAGGTCGTGCCGTCGCAAGTCGCGCCGCGTCGTTTGCAGTCAACGCAGATCGGATTCAGCTTCTCAGCGTCCTTTTCAAGCCATTTCACAGATTTGATATAGTCGCAGATGTCGCGGCTATATTCGCCGTTTTCAACGTAAGCGCAAAGTTCGCGCTGAACGTCAGCTTCTTCGCCATTTTCCATGGCCTCAGCAATCGGAATCACGATTTCCGGGAAAACGTCGAGGTAGCCCATGACGCCGGTGTAAAAATCGCCGGGGGCATACTCTTTTCCGTTTTTACGATCAAGAATCAAATCAATAATCATTTCGTTCGCTCCTTTTCACTGGCCGCGCTTCGTGCGCGGCTTTTTCTATCTTTATATCTACGCGATTTTTCAATTTGTCCCGGCCATCGGCAAAAAATTTTCAGAGAGTGCAAAAGAAAAAGCAGCGCCCGGCTTTCGCTAAGCGCTGCTATACCCCGAAGTTTTCCGGGCGCTCTGTTCAGTTTTTCGGTGTCCGTCCATCAGCCCCGGAGTTTTCCGGCGTCCCTGTTCAGGCCGTCAGTCTCCCGGAGTTTTCGACCCTGCCTGTTCAGGCGGTAAGTCCCCAGAATTTCCGGGAGCCGTCTGTTCAGGCTTGAATTTTTTAAACGCAGATAAAGCGGCCTGCTTGCGCTCGAATGCGTCGGCCTCGGCTGCCGCTGCCGACTCCAGCGCCTGCCGTGCCCATGTTGCGGGGGCCGTTCCTGCAAGTTTTGCCGCGTGACTTGCAAGCCGCGCCACATCTGCCGGGAGCGTCAGCGCGTCCGCGCCTGCCGCCTGCCCAGGCTGCGCCGCCTGGATGATCTCAGCCGCAGGAGCTGCGCCGCCGTCCGCGTTTCCCATCCGCGCCCGTATGGCCGCAATGATATAGGCGTTGACGGATTCACCAGCCGCCGCCGCTGCCGTCTTGATCTCGTCCCGCTGCCCCTTGGGAACTACTAAAGATAATCTATCCACATTTGCCGCTTGCCATTTTTGCGCCGCTTTAATTTGCGCGGCTGATGTTTTCGCCATTTTCGAACCCTCCATGCCGTTCTATTTTTTAATCTACCGCTGCGCGGCGTTTTGTCCCGCGATATATGTAATATAGCATAAAAAAATCTATAGCGCAACTATACATTATATAGGTAATATCTATCCAGCGCGAATATATGTAATAACTATAT